GACGTTATTCGGCAGACCTTCATAGCGGCCCGGTTCGAAGTACGCCGGGTATTCCGGTGCGCTGGCGGTTTCCTCCGGCGCTTCGGTGGTAACTTCCGGCTGCGTGGCGTTCGCCAGCTCTGGCATGGCGGCGGCCAGAACTTCTGCCGGCTTCAGGGCATCTGTTTGCGGATCAGCTGCATTAGTGCTTTCGCCTGGTGATACCGCATCAGTAACTTCGACTTTCTCTGGCTGAGCCTCTTCCATCTGCACATCGCTGGAGTTCTCCGTTACTGTTTCCGTTTTTTCGAATGCATTTGAGGGGGTATTGATGACCGGGTCAGTATTTCCCCCCAGCAGGCCATCGATAGAGAACACGCCGCCTCCGAGGTTAGCGACCTGTGGCTGGCTGGTGGCGGCCAAGTCTTCTTTAACCCATTTCGGATCTGCTGGGTCACCGATGCCTTCAACGAATTCCCCGCGGGCTGCAGCCAATCCGTCATCTACTTCCTGGCGGGTTGGCTCTTCCACTTTCGTCTGGCGGCCTGCGCGAGGATCTTCATCCCACTCTGGATAGCCCTTCGAACGCTCGCCATTTTCATAGATTCCGTTCGCGGTGAACCATTCACGAACCTGCTTACGTAGTTCGACCGTGGTTAACTCATCACTCCAGGGGATTGCACGGGCAATACCAAAAATACTGTCAGCGTTGTAATCGGTAATGTCAGAGGTTTTGCCGAGCACCTTGAGCGCTCTGGAGTGGGCCTCATCTTTTTTGTCAGCCAGCTCTTTAGCCGCCATGAGCTGAGCACGGTTAATTTTCCCGGGTACGGCATCCGGGTAAAGCTGTGCAATTGCTATTTCGATGCTCAGGTTCGCCATGTTCTGCGGCACCGCACGCTTATAGGGTTCGGCAGGTTGTGGCTCTTCGGATTTCTCGTCTTGTGGGACACCAACACCATCAATGTGGCTGCCTGCAGCCCATTCACTTGTCAGGATTTCGTGGTCACTAGCCTCAGTAGACTCCCAGATTCTGGTGAAGCGGAGGACCAGAGCCAGTTCATGGCGTTTATCCATGCTGAATACTTTTCGGATCGCGTCGGTATAGCTCCACAGGGCCTTGGTATCGAAATCCTTCAACTCTGGGCAGCTTTCAGCAGCAAGCAAAAGGGTCTGGATATAGCTATTGTCGGTATCACTCTCCAGCGCATGCAGTTCCGCATGTTCGCTACGGGTGACATGATGGCGCAGTTCGTCCACCGTCAGTTGAGCCAGCAGTTGTTGGCGGAATGGCAGTTTGCTGACTGGATAACGAGTAAACTCATCACCGGTTTTATGGACCCGCAGGCCATTCTCATACCAGTAATCAGGCTCATCCCTGGCCGGGAGCTTTCCACTCTTCCAGTCTTCAACCAACTGATTGCGTTCACCAGCTTCTGCCATAATCCAGCCCGACATGAAGGCGGCCACCAGTGCAGGGTCGTGTTCTTTGTCCTGCGGAAAAACTTCTTTGACGGCCTGCACCAGCTTCCACTCAGCATGCAGGCTAAGATCGCTTATATCAGCAACGTCATTTTTGGCCTTCAGGAGACACTGGAAGTAAACATTTCCCTCATCGGTCGCCAGTTCGTTGGCGACGATGTGCTGCTCCTGGCTGATTTCCGAAAGGTATTTGTCACCCAACAGATGAACGGCGAAGCGGACAGCCGGGGTGCGATTTTCAAGCTGGGAGGTGCTGCCCACATCTGCGGTATCAGTGGCGGTTACCGCCGCGACTGGCTGAATCTCATTGCTGGTGGCACTGTCCAGGGCGATTGTGGTTGCGCTCTGAGAGGCGGCTCCCGGGATCACGTTCCAGGTGCGCTGGTCTTCTGCCAGGGTGTAGCGCTCGCACCAAGTGTAATCAATGACGCTTTCTTCAGGCAGGTCGTCAACTACAGGCATATCCGTACGGACAGGCTTGGCGTAATCCTTCCCGCGGCCAGTTTCGATGCCAGCTTCTTCCAGCTCGACATCGAGCGTCAGGGCGGCGCGGGCTTCACTTTTCGCAGTAAACCAGATCACTGCATCTTGCTTACCGGATTTCTGGGTGGCCTTAACCACATAGAAAAATTCCATGTCAGATCCTCATTTTTGGATGTAAGATCCCCGGGCCAGAGATTGCGCCCAGTGGGTGTGTTTTTGGTTTTGGTATAAATTCCGGTGTAACTTTGGTCGGTGGCACCGGACGTAAACCCCGCCTTGCGCGGGTTTTACGTTAGGCTTCGTGGGCCATCTGGTCGTACGAAGCGCAACGCGTAGAACAGTAATTACGTTGTTCGCGCGCCAGCTGGGCGCCGCGGATGAAGATCAATACGTTTTTAACTTCTTTCCCTTGCTCGATTGAGTTGCTGCAGTATGCGCATTTCGTTGAGTTACACATCTGGGTTCCCCTTCTGCGCCAGCAGATAACAGATACGGCGAACAATCACCTCAACCCAGTTCAGTTTTACGGCCTGATGCCGTACTGGTTTACGTGCGTAGTCAATCATGGTCACCCTCATTTGCCCTTGTCGCCAGGCTGGCGGAACGTTTCTTTAACCTGACAACGCTGCGCTTGTTGTCGATGCATTGAAGACTACAACTTAAAGTTTCGAATGTAAAGCCGAAGAAACAAAAAGTTTCGTTTGAGTATAAAAAAAGACACCTCAGGCGGGTGTCTCATTTTGGCGATAAACTATGGCTTGCTATTTTTGCTGATTGTGGATGATGTCAAACACATCACTTTTGAGAAGATCAATTTCGTGTAACACGGTCTTTGTATGCAGTATGAGGCGCAGCTTTTCTGCCTCAGGCAACTGGTTAAAGAGGGATAATAAAGCCTCTTCTTTTTCGTCAAGCTCTCTGCGTGTGCTGGTGGTTAGCATGACATTCTCTGCATCCCCATCCTCATCCATAAAGAACCAGTGCTCGGGCTTACGTGAAACAGCTGCAAGGCGTTTCAGACGTTCGCCACTGGCCACTGTTTTTCCCTTTGACCAGTTTTGGACAGCCGTATGGGAGAGCATGACCTGTTTTGCGAGATCGGCCATATTCCAGCCATTTTCGGTCATGACCTGTTTGATTCTTTTTGCGAATACGGGATGAGCGACTTTATTCATATTGTTATTTTACAACCTTTGGTTTCGCCTAGCACTCCAACTATTTGTTTCGTTTTTCTTGCAACTTAAAGTTTCGCTGAGTATCCTCATGTCATTCCACTGACAGGAGGCCCAATGAACAAATCACTTAAAGAAAAAATCACCAATACCATGTCGCGTGTCGACATTGGTGCGCAGCTTGGCATTTCATCTCAGGCAGTAAGCAAATGGATGAGCCAAGGGAAAGTCCCTGCGGGACGTGTTGTCCCTCTTTGCAAAGTCCTCAACTGGGCTGTAACGCCCCACGAAATTGATCCAGATGCCTACCCAAACCCAACCGATGGTTTACCGCGTCAGGAGCACTAATCATGCAAACACTTTCTTTTCAACAGAATAACAGAGCGCCAGCAGAGCGCCTGACATTCTCGTTTCATCAGAATGAGAGGGATGACCCAAAGATTGATCACAGCGCCATCTGTTCTGCCGTTCGCGCCTGGGCGGCTGCAGATGGGCGTGTGGCTGTAGCCCTGGCAATCAAAGAAGCGGTTGAAGAGGCGGGACTGACAGGAATCGACACCAGCTGCAATGCCGATGTATGGAATGTGAAGCTGTTTCGTTGGCTGGATAACAAGGAGAAGTCTTCAGTCTACCGGGCGAACGTCGAGCTGCTAGAGCCGGTCATCCTTTCAGTGTTGCCACTGGCGTACCGTGATCGCGTGGTTAAAAGCGATTGCGCCTCTGTGCGCATAGCCGCAGCGGTTAAAGAAGATGCCGAAGCAATCCAGGCTGTGATTTTAAGAGCGCCAAAGCATGAGCGCCTGAAGGAGATCAGCGAAAGCATCGTGGCGAGGTTCTATCTGGATGGACCGGATTCGGTAGCACCGCTTATGGCGATGGTTACAACGATGCTGGGGGTTGTATGACGGAGTTAAAAATGGCGAAAGCCGCGGTGCGCGAACACCAACGGCTTTCTAATGCAAAAACGGTAGGTAATTGCGGAGATCAGTATGTCAAATACCGCTGAAGTTATCAAATTTCCGACTAAAACCGAGCAAACAGGAGGTCACATGGCCGACCTGTCCAACGGGTACACCAGGATCGCAAACGAGATTCAGAAGCTGAAACCACGCCTGCGCATGTCGGGGCGTGAATGGCAGTGTCTGGAAGCGGTGATCTGGCTGACCTACGGATGGAACAAAAAACAGGACCGGGTTACCAACACCGTCATCGCCGGGCTTACAGGGCTGGCTGATACGCATGTTTCTGATGCGATCAGTTCTCTGGCAGAGCGTGGAATTATTTTCAGTCACAAGCAGGGCGTGATGAAAATTGTCGGTATAAATACTGACCTATCTGCCTGGATTTTGGACAAACCGAAAACGGGAAAACTCTTCCCGAAAACGGGAAAATCCTTCCCGGAATCGGGAAAAACCTTCCCGGAAACGGTAGCCACCCAAGACTATAACAATAACAATATTAAAAGATCATCGTCAGAGAATTCTGGCGAATCCTCCGACGACCGTCTGATGAAGTTTTTATCAGCTCATCCTGAGGCGGTAATTTACACCCCCAACTTCACCAAGTGGGGAACTGCAGCTGACCAGCAGTGCGCAGAGTGGATCCTCGCCCTGCTCGAAAAAGTTAAACCCTTCCCGAAGCAACCCATCATGGCCGCCTGGGCTAACGACGTGCGCCTGATGCGTGAGCTGGATGGCCGCAGCCATCGCGAAATTTGCGAGCTGTTCCAGTGGGCGAGCAAAGACGCGTTCTGGCACACAAACATCCTTTCGCCCGCAAAGCTCCGCGCTAAGTGGGACACCCTAAGCCTTCAGCGCGATGCTGGCCGCCGGACGAATGCCGGGAGCGTCACGGGCATCGACTTCAACAACACAGACTGGATCAACGAGGTGTTCGATGGAAAGACTATCTGAACAACTGATGAGCTGCGATCGCGAAAGCCTGCGCCGCATTGCGCACAGTATGCCTGATGCCCCCGCAGAACGCCCTCAGGCTGAGCAGACGGCTGAAATCTTCAATGCCCTGTTCAGTGCTCTGCGCGCAGCGTTCCCGGCGGCAATGGCTGGATTTCGTGAGCAGAGCGATTTCAACGAACTTCGCCGCCAATGGGCTATGGCCTTCCAGGAGAACGGGATCACCACCATGGCGCAGGTTGCCGCTGGTATGCGGATCGCGCGCCGTCAGGAAAAACCCTTTCTGCCGTCTCCCGGCCAGTTCGTCGCATGGTGCAAAGAGGGGCACAACCTCCTGGGATTCAGCGTTGACGACGTGATGACTGAGTACTGGAAGTGGCGCCGCCTGATATTTCGGTTCCCGACGAGCGAGCAGTACCCCTGGCCTGCGCCAGTTCTGTATCACATCTGCATTGAACTGCGCCGCCAGAGCACCGATCGCCAGATGACCGAAAGCGAGATGCGCCAGGCCGCCGGCAAAGTGCTTTCAGGTTGGGAAGAGCGAGTAGCCGCTGGCAAGCCTGTACCGCCGGTTCGCCGCGCCATCGCTGCCCCGGCTAAGGCCAGCGGACCAACCCCAGCAGAGATGCTGATGGCCGAATACCAAAAACGCAAAGCAGCTGGTCTGATTTAATAGGAAACCTCATGGAAACTGTAATTCAAGCTCTGAAAGCAATGGGTAAGGCGACGGCGCGCGAGGTAGCGAGTCGTCTGGATATCGAGCCTGCGACCGCGCTGAACATGCTGCGTGAGCATGAGGCGACCGAAGAGGTTACTCCGATCAATGGCTATTGGGTGCTGCCTGCCGGAAAGCCTGTGTCAGCCAGACCGGTCAGAACCGCAGTTCGGCCGCCGGTGAAAGTGACAGTGAATGACCTCATCCAGCTTCTGACTGAGCATGGACCAAAATCTTCCGCTGAACTGGCAATCCTGGCGCGTATCGAATCGAAACGAGTAGCACCGATGCTGACCTACCACATGACAAAGGGCCAAATTCTGCGTGAAAAAATTGACGGTAAGTTTGTTTATTCCGTCCGCGTAGATATGCATGAGGGTGCGGTGGAGAAAAAGCTGGTCACCGTAGCGTCAGAACCTGAGCCAGCCACCGTATCTTCTATCGTTACCGACGCGGATAAACCACTGGAGCAGTTCGTCAGCGAGATCCCATCGTTCACCGAAAGGCATGTGGCCGGACAGATTATCCCGACAGTCCAAGTGATCTCCCGCGAAATCCGTCGCACCAGAAACAAACTGGCGGGCCTGGAGAAACTGCGCGAGGCGGTCCGGGTAGTTGGCCGCCATAAAAACCTCGTGCAACAGCTGGCAAACACGGAGGCGGGTTATGCCGAGACCAAAAACGCATAGCGAGCGCACCCTGTTCATCGCCTGGATTATCGAGCTTGTGAAAAAACATGGCCGCGCAACGACAAACGATGTCGTCGCCATTTTCGGCCTGCACCGCACCACTGCCGAGAAATACATCCGGGCTGCCGTAGAGCAGGGGGAACTTATCCGCCACGGGCGCTGCGGCGTCTTCCGCGACAAGCGGGCAGTTATCGATTTTGACATGGAGCGTTACACGCACCGAGGAGTATCACATGAGTGATTCACTGAACAACAAAGAACTGGTGGCCGTGGGTCATCAGTTTGCGAAGACGATGAGCTGCGACACGGCGATCATGGACATCGCGAAGATTGTTTCGCGTCTGGCTGAGCGGCTGGACTGCACCACCCTGGCGCTGCGCGAGATGACGAAGCAGCGGGATGCGCTGGCGACCGTGCAGCAGCAGGGTATCCGCAAAGCGCTGGATGAATGCTCCGAGTATCTCGAAAGGGACTGCATCATGGAGACGAACGGCATTAGCTACGAAGAAGCAGCTCAGCGAGAAGTCGGCGCAATGGTTCTTCATGATGCGTTACTTCGCCAGGGGGCTTCTCTATGAGCGACAGCACCAAAACGCTGAACTACGACCCGGCAGACCCTGACAAAATGCGGCTACCGGCTGGCACTACATGCGGTGACTGCCACCACATTCGTCGCTGTAAAGCTATGTTCGGCCACACCGAAACTGACTCCTATTGCGACTGGTCGCCATCCCGCTTTGTACGTGCGAAGGTGAAATGCGAACGCTGCATGGTGGGAATGATTGGCAATAAGCCTATTCTCGCTGGCGATTGGGCTGATGCCGCCTCCGACTTCGACAGGGTGATCGAAGAGTGGAACGAAAAGACCAAGCGCTTTGCCGTTCCGCACCCGGGATTCGCCCGTAAATTCGTTTTCTGCCCGATGTGCGGCAGCAAAGTTGAGGGGGAGTGATATGTCCGAGCAAACAGTTTTGGATATGTGCTGTGGCTCCCGCATGTTCTGGTTCGATAAGCAGGATCAGCGCGCCGTATTCAGCGACATCCGCGCCGAGGAACACACCCTCTGTGACGGACGCCATCTAGTCATCAGTCCGGATTTGCTCGCCGACTTCCGCGCACTGCCGTTCGCTGAGAACACTTTCCCTGTGGTGGTGTTCGACCCGCCTCACCTTGAGCGCGTTGGCGAAGATGCCTGGATGGGAAAGAAATACGGAAGGCTGAACAAGGATACTTGGCGCGACGACCTGCGCGCCGGGTTTACTGAGGCGTTCCGGGTCTTGCGGCCACACGGCGTTCTCATATTCAAATGGAACGAAACGCAGATCCCGGTTAGCCAGGTTCTGGCACTGACAGACGTTAAGCCAATCATCGGCCAGCGCACCGGGAAAAATGACAAGACCCACTGGATCTCGTTCGTCAAAGACGGTGAGCAGCAGCAAAAATCTGACCCGCAACTGCACTACGCAACAAAACGGATCGTCGAACTGGAAAGCCTGCTGCTGGTGGATGTAACCGAAACCGTATGGCCTGCCGAAGTGGGCATGGTCTACGGACAGATTGAAAACGCCGGGGATCTCCCGGCACATCACCAGCGCCGCCTGAAACATCACATCAACCGCATGTGGCTGGAGAAAATGCCGGTACCGTCAGTTATCGCTGCTGCCCGTTCTCTGGCCGCCGCCATGGAGGAATACGCGTGAGAGAAATCATCGTTGATAACTTTGCCGGTGGCGGCGGGGCGAGTACTGGAATTGAGCTGGCGGTCGGCCGCAGCGTGGATATCTTTAGCGACCGTAAGATGCATTCGGAATTCTGAACAAGCAGTTGCGCAAACTAAATTTAGAAAACATTACCCGCAAACTGCTTCAGAGGCATTTTATAATGCGGGTAACCGGCATTATTTGTTAATCGGCCGTAGTAAGGTCATCAACTCGACAAGCTCATGAATAGAAGTATAGGGTTCGGGTGCTTGGTACGCGCAAAATTTATTAGCCAATTTTATTGCCCGCTCTCTTGCAATATTTAAGCGCGGATTGGTGATAGCAAATGCGCCTCCGGCACCTTTCTCGTAACCAGGAATATATTGTTTTAGACGTCGCATCACTTCATAACGATGGATAGAAGCCTGAATATCTTCATAATGAATCAAAAGCCAAAATTCAAAGTTAGGCACAGAGGCAATAGCTTGGAATTTCACAGGCTTTTTGTTGTCGTTGCGTAACTTACCATTAAGTTCCTCAGCTCTAGTCAGAGCATCGAAGTAAGTGCGATGGTCATCGCGGTCAAATACTGCGAATACACACTCAAAGGCACGTGGCTGAATATTTTGTTTAATATCGCCATTTTCAAACAGATCTTTCGCGTGCTGCACTACCTGTATCGGTTCTGTACCTAACTCACTGGGTTGCACAGTCACATTGGCAGTATGTAAGCGGAATTCTTTACGAATTTCCTTAAAATAGTTTGGCTCAGTCTTGCTACCTTCTGAGACGATCAGTATGCGGTCGTAACTGGCACGTTGTCCTTGCTTTCGTTCCAGTTGTTTTCTCTGGCGTTCTTTCGGAGAATTATCACGAGCCATCAGTTTTTCAACCCCAAAGTATCACTCAAGAATGGAATGCCGCCGTAACGCCCCATAAGATATCCTCTTTCTAGAGCTTCATTTTTCCGTGGACTAAATTCAGATAGTGCTACCAAAGAAGATGCTTGATTTCTATCTTTCTCGACAAACCAAATTTGATCCCGGCGGAATAAATCAGGCGAATCGAGTAGCGAGGTATCATGGGTACTGAAAATAAGCTGAGCACCAGCAGTGTTCACATCAGGTTGGTGGAACAGTCTCACCAACTCACGCACCAATAATGTATGTAAACTAGTATCCAGTTCATCAAAAATCAGTGTAAGGCCTTTTTGTAAGATATCTAAAACAGGACCAGTGAGGAACAGTAGATTTCGGGTGCCGTTGGATTCATCCATCAAACTAAACTCAGCGCGACCTTGTTCAGTAACATGTGAAAATAGAAGCTCTTTATTTTCTGTATCTTCATGGCGTACTTCTGTTTTCCCTGCCTGAAGATCGAAATGGAAAGTTTGACCTTTGACCTTTCGAGTGACAACCTCAATATCGCTAATGCTTATGTCGGCAGCGGAAAGAAAATTACATATTTGCTTACGATCCTCAGATTGTTGAAGCATGTCGATCGAAATATGCGGACTCAGAGGTGACAACTCATTAAAAATCACCAATCCATTCATAAACCAATCAAAAATTGGCCGTAAAGCTTCGCTATTTAGCTGAACTGCCATTGACAGAAATAAAGAATTGGGACGAGTTGCTCCTTCCCAAACACTTTTAGCTCCTTTTAGGCCAGAACCAAATTCATACACATCTTTGTCAGTTTCAGCGTCAAAGTAACGCTCGAACCAACGTTGTGGCTTAAAAGCTTTATAAACCAAGAGGTATTCACTAACAATGCGTTTCGATGTCATGGCAAAGCCATACTGATAACGCACTCCTTCTATGAGAAATGATACCTCGAACTCGGTTGGTTGGTTGGCAGAATTTGCATCGAGGCGGAATGGTTGAACACTATAGTCTTGGCCCGGTTGAACTATCGTAGCCGATTCAAGCACAACGCCCCGCATGTACTGCAGTGCTTTGATAAGATTTGATTTTCCTCCCGCATTGGCACCGTAAACTACGGCACTACGTAGCAACCTTGGGACAGCACTTAGCCCAGTGCTTAAAGTATGGGTTTCCTCATAACTCTTGTCTTTGGATGCAACAAGGCTTAGCACCTGCTCATCACGTAAGCTACGGAAGTTTTTGACACGAAATTCAACAAGCATCTTATTTTTACCGTATTAACAAAAATATAATGACATTATGCGTTAAAACTACATTTCATCAAATTATTTTTGCTTCATTTAGAGAATTGGATGAGGTTTTTTAGAGTTTACCCACCCAATTGGCAACAAACAGTTAACTATTTGGCTAATGGCTTGACAGAAGCTATCAATTCCTATTTGGGCTTGGACTACCTTTTCGCAAGGTCTTTGATGATGTTTCTGAGCAACGCTTACGAGTTGGATCATAACAAAAATATCTGTTGATGAAGACAATTAAGGGTAGCGCTCAGTGATAATAATATTTATTAAAATCAATTAGATGAACGGGTTTGTGCAGGCATGCATTTCATGTGCATACTTAAGCCAAACAAATAATTACTGTTTATGCATACAGTGTTTTGTTGTATGGTTTAAGTGCTACAGAATAAAATGAATTTTTCTTCCGGCGAACCTATTAGGAAATTTGCGCCATTTGTTATTTTGGCTCTGTGGAGTGGAGTTCTCCCCGCCGGGAGAGAGTATTTGAGGTTAGCAAAGTGAGGGGGTTGATGTGGCTGAGGTTTGTTCTGATGGAGGTGAGTATTACGATCTCGTGAGGCGTTCAGACGGAGCGCCTGTAAGTTCGTTTAAACTCCGGCCAGGGGATCGCGTGATGATAAATTCTGCTGGTGCAGTAATCGGACATAAGCACCTCCAAGCGGATGAGCGCGTCATATCTCATGAAACGCTGGTCGAGATCGTCAGGGAGTTGTCAGCCAACAATTGACCTTTTTAGCACCTGAATAGCATAATGTTTGTATCGGCCTGAACAACCGGTAACCTGACCACGATGCGCCACGGAGAACGTCCATGGCGCAGTTACAACTCATCAAACAGTCATCAGGAATCCTGATCCCCGCCACGCCGGAGACCAGCGATTTTCTGCATTCAAAATGTAAGCTCGGCGCGGTTCTCGAAGGTGAATTCCGTCGCGTCCGCAATGCAGCTCTACACCGCAAGTTTTTTTCACTACTGAACCTCGGTTTTGAATACTGGGAGCCAGCTGGTGGAGCGATCACGCCTTCTGAGAAACACATTGTTAGCCGGTACGCCGATTATCTGGCGCAACGAGTAGGCAATGGCGACATACTGGCATCCTATGCTGAGGAGTTCTTCTGCGACCTATCAGCCCGCCGCACATCCAACATTACCGCGTGCAAATCATTCGACGCTTATCGTGAGTGGGTAATCGTCTGTGCCGGTTATTACGACGTGGTATTCCTCCCTGATGGCAGCCAGCGTAAGCGCCCTAAAAGCATTTCATTCGCGAATATGGACGATACAGCGTTTGTGCCGCTCTATACCGAAACGCTGAACGTACTATGGCGATTCATCCTCCACCGTTCATTCAGCAATCAGCGCGAGGCTGAGAACGCCGCCGCGCAGCTGATGAGCTTCGGGGGATAACCAGATGGCGAAATCATGGTTCCACTACAGCGAGTGCACAACCGAACAGGCCGATGAACTTCAGCGGCAGTACCAGCGCCGCGGGGTAGCTGTAACGCGTAGCCTCAATCGCGATTACCTTACCTGGACCGTCAGCGTAGAGCGGCAGGAGGTTAAGTACCTCGAGCCAACGCCGCGGACCTTCCGCCAAAAGGTCTGGGGTTGAGCATGGCCAAGAAACCCCGCCGTAAGTGCGCAAATCAGAACTGCCGCGAGTGGTTCCACCCGGCTCGCGATGGCCAGGTTGTATGCAGCTACGAATGCGCTACTGCCGTTGCCAAAGCGCAGACAGCAAAGAACCGCGCCGAGGCTTTGCGTGCTGAGAAGAAGCGTCAGCGCGAAGAGGAAAAGGCTGGGCGTGAGCGCCGCAAAACACGCCTGGCCGAACTAAGGCCTGCCAGTTATTACAAAGTCCAGGCGCAACAGGCTTTCAATGCCTTCATTCGTGCGCGTGATGCCGATTTGCCATGCATAAGTTGTGGAGAGACCAACCCACCAGATCTACATGGCGGTCAGTGGGACTGCGGCCACTTCAAAACAGTCGGCGCTAATCCAGAACTGCGCTTCGAAGAACGCAACGCCCATAAGCAATGCAAATCCTGCAATGCCGGTTCCGGCAAGTACACAGCCAAAGAGGCGACAGTGGCGAAGAACTACGAAGACGGACTGATCGCTCGTTACGGGCAGGAATATGTCGACTGGCTGAATGGGCCTCACGAAATGACCAATTACCGCCGCGATGACTTTATCCAGATCCGTGACGAGTACCGCGCCAAGCTCAGAAAACTAAAACAGCAGGTAGCAGCATGAAACCAGAACTGATCGAATCGCTTCGCATGCGCTGGCTGCGCCTCCGCATTTATCGCCGCCCGGGAACGGTGCTGGTGGACTATCGCATCCTTCGTAACTTTATTCGCATTTACCTGATGGCAGGAGCCGTAGCATGAACCTCGAAAACACCGTGAAATACCACTTCGCAAAGTCCACGATGATCAGCGACTCCCCGCGCGCCACCGCATCGGATTCTCTGACCGGTACGGATATCATGGCAGCCATGGGCATGACGCAGGAACGCGCGGCTATGGGGTACAGCGCTTTCCTCGGGAAGATGGGGATCAGCCATAACGACCGGGAGAGAGCGATCGCGCTGCTGACCGAATACGCGCTGACAAAATGCGATAAGGTTGCCGCGCTGCGCAAGCTGAGCGAAGGAGTTAAGCCGTTGGTAATGCATCAGCTGGCGACGTTCGCGTTTGAGGACTACTCCCGCAGCGCAGCCAGCGTTAAACAGTGCGATTGCTGCGCGGGGCAGGGGTTTATCGAGGCTGACGTGTTCACCAACAAATACCGTAAGCCAGAAGGCAAGATGACCGTGGCCGGAATGGTGAAAGTTAAAGAGACCGTAAAAGTGTTCTGCAAAAAGTGCAACGGCGCAGGGCGGGTCAGCGCAGCCTGTAGCGATTGCCGGGGGCGCGGAAAAGCCGTAAACCAGAAGGAAACAAAGAAACTGCGGGTGCCAGTATTCAGCACATGTAAGCGCTGCAGTGGTCGCGGTTATGAGCGGATCCCTTCGACTGAGGCCCATGCAGCTGTTTGCCAGATTACTGATGCGATCAGCCTGGATACCTGGAAGAAGTCGGTTAAGCCGTTTTACGACCAGTTGATCACGAAATTTGATATCGAAGAAGCCTGGGCAGAAGCGCAGCTCAAGCAGATAACACGATAATGCTCACGAAAACAGCTTACGTTTCAACCGTGAGCTATTTACTTTTCCCGAATTTGTGTTAATTTCGTTCCAACGATGGGCATTGTATGTTCACCGTTAAGAAACCCGCCACCGAGCGGGTTTTGTCGTTTTAGGGGCTCCGTTATCCAAAAAGTCTATTAGGCTCAAATGGTAGTCATGCCATTTTCACATGATAAACGGAGAGCCTATGACAACAGATACTCGTCCTGTGCCGTGGCCGTGGAAAGCGCCAACATCAGTTAAAGAGCTGATAGGGATGCCCTGTCGAATCATCTCTAAAGAAGATAATTTGATGGCTTTCGCTGGGGATGAGACAGTGCTTATCATCGTGGATGAACAGTCTCGAATCGTTGAGATACGTCAGAAGGACACCAGTTCCGCTCAGGAATAGTATCCACGCACATTACAGGGCTCGCTTCGGCGGGCTTTTTTTCAGGCTCCCGGATACCCCCATCACTCGTTTTGTCGTTAATTTATCCGGAGAGCCTGACTATAAACAGATAAGATTAGTCTTATTTAATGTAAGCCATTAGACTGTCTCAGTGGTGAATCCCCCTATGCGGTGGGGCGACTAGACAGAGGGGTGAATGACGCGGTTCTATGGTCTAGCATAGATTCACCGGGAGGCACCCGGCACCACACTTAGTCCACATCTTCTTTGCCTGTATCTAATAAGTCATATAATGTCGGCTGGATTAGTTCTATCAGAACTGTCAGGGGGCGGTAAGTATGGAAGAAGGTTTCTACTGGATACAGCACAACGGCAGGGTTCAGGTTGCGTACTTCACCAACGACGAAACCGAAGACCTCGAAACGGGTCGAACCATAACGGGTGTATGGCATCTCACGCAAAGCGATGACATCTGCCATGACGGCGAGGCTAAAGTATTACAGGGTCCGCTATCCCCACCTGATTTTTAGAAGATCGGATTAGTGCTTTGCTCAAACTTATCTAGATTTAATACTGGTGAATCCCCCTATGCGGCGGGGCAAACCAGTTAAAGTTATCTATAAATATGCTTGCGACTCGCATAACTGGTAACGAGTCACCGGGAGGCACCCGGCACCACAATCTACATCTCATCAGGAAATATCTATTCTCAAGGCTGCCGGTTGGTGGCCTTTTTCTATTTCAGGCTCCCGGAAACACCCATCACTCGTTTTGTCGTTAATTCATCCGGAGAGCCTGATCCCTTCACACCGCACAGCACCCCGAAACTATCGGAGGTGAGAGATGTCACGAATGGACAAAATAACCACCGGCGCGGCTTACGGCGCCTCTGCGGGGAGCGTGCTGAACGGCATCCTTAACGCATACAGCCCTGAGCAATGGAACGCCATCGGCGTGCTGGTGGGCATAGTTGTCGCTGTTCTTACGTACCTGACAAATTTGTACTTCAAAATCCGCGAAGATAATCGCCGCGACAGGAGCCAGAATGAACCCGACGCTGAAAAGTAAGCTCGTGAAGGCCATCCTGGGCGGATCGGGCGCGATAACCATTGCCGCAGTCATGCTGGGTAATGCTGACGGGCTGGAAGGGCGGCGGTATTACGCATATCAGGATGTCGTTGGAGTCTGGACTGTATGTGATGGACATACCGGCGCATACGTTCGCCGCGGCCACCGTTACACCGACAAAGAGTGCGATGCTCTGCTGCAGTCCGACCTGCGCAAGGTGGCGGCAGCCATCGATCCGCTGATTAAGGTCCGCATCCCTGAACCTACCCGGGCAGCGCTTTACTCGTTTACCTACAACGTGGGCGCTGGCGCGTTTAGTCGCTCCACGCTGCTGAAAAAACTGAATGCTGGCGATGTTCCGGGCGCGTGCAAAGAGCTGCAGCGCTGGACGTATGCTGGTGGCCAGCAGTGGAAGGGCCTCATCACCCGGCGCGAGATTGAGCGTGAAGTCTGTGAATGGCAGCAAAAGCCGCAACTATTCAATGGTGGTGTCGGGCCGCTTAACCCTGGGATGCCAGCATCAGCGCCGGGGGGGTTCTGATGAAATCCCATTACCTCATTGCGATCGTCGTGTTCATCCTGTGCCTGTTCGGCGGAGCGTGCTGGTCGGCCTGGTATTACAGCGACAAGGCCAGTCGTGAAAAAATACGGGCAGATAGAGCTGAGCAGCAAGCCGAGTCTGCAAACGCCATTACCGCCAATGTCATTCAGGCGGTGAGCATTATTAACACCATCTCCGAGGCAAATCAGAATGCAAAACAGCAGATCGCACTGGAGTCACAGAGAGTCCAGGCAGATATCAAAGTGGCTGTTGCGAATGATGATTGCGCTCGTCGGCCTGTGCCTGCTGCAGCTACTGACCGGCTGCGGAAGTACGCGGACAGTATACGTACCGGTTCCGATGGTACCGCTGCCGGCAAACCTGATAGCTGAGACGCCGCAACCTGCAATTCCCGATCCGCTGACCTATGGGACCAGCCTGGATTTGAATGTAAGCCTGTTATCAGCGCTAGGGCAGTGCAACATTGATAAGGCCAGCATCAGGAAGATAGATGCGTCGCGCAACTCACAGTAGCCATTCCAAAGTGAGCTTACTAATAACATCTCTAGCGTTTCGTTATGAGAGTAGTGGATTACACTGCGATCTCAGTTTGAGTGAGTCCATATATTCTAAAAAACGACACAAACATAACTATACCTTTTTAGAAGGTGTCGATTTTTTTTTAACATGTAGACTCAACCCATCCTGTATGGATTATCAATCTGACAGGTGTATTGGAAGCCCTTTAGTCATGGCTTTGTCCGGTGGCTCCGGAGCATGGTGGACTGAATGGAATGCAATACTTACAAAGGCCACGCAGTAGCGTGGCCTTTCTTAGACATTTGCGGTTATCTGAAGACAAAGCGACATCTGCCTTAAAACAGACGCAAGAGGGGACTAAGGCAAATTTATGAAAAAAGTATTGGTTTTCTTCAACTCGCAGCAGGTAGAGGTCGCAAATGTACTTAAGCCTGTAACATCGATTGTTCGAAGCTACCCAAACGGTGATGAAGTCTCCCTAAAAATAATGCTTACCGGGATTCATTCACTGACGGGGGATCATCTCGAGATTTGTGTAGCTTCTGATCGAGAGCTTACTCAGGAAGAAGTTTCAAACGCAGTGAAAAAGTATCTGTGAACTCAGCGCCAATAACGCCCGGGAATCCTTACTGGCATGTCGATAACTGATCGCTTTTTTATATCCATGCTGTAAACGAATTATGGTGAATCCCCCTAAGCGGAGGGGCTAATTAACCGGATGGCTCTTCTACACTGGCGCTCATCATGAACGACTGAAGCAGCGAGTCACGGGTGGTTATCCCAACGACTCTCCGGGAGGCACCCGGCATCATATACCCAAAGCCCTTGCAGTGATGCAGGGGCTTTTTTTGTCACAGACCAACGTATCAGGGTTTCCATCCAGGGAGGAAAGCAGGGTTTGGTAGGTGTATGCAGCGACAACATCATTAGTCTATAATTTATAGACATTTATAGTGGAAGATAGTGATTTAACAACTATCACCTTGCTGGAGAATGGGAATATGAGTAAACCAGAAGAGGCCCAAATGAAAGTTGATGCTCTGACACAAAAGACCGAAGAAGAAATTTCCGCTTTGATCGCAAAAAAAATTTCAGAATTAAGAAAAAAAACAGGAAAAGAAGTCTCTGAGATTCAGTTTGTTGCTCGCGAAGCGATGACCGGTCTGGAAGGTTATGACGTGAAAATTAAACTTCTATAAACATATCTTTCAAAGAAGAGGTCGCTTAGGCGGCCCTTTTATTGCCATTACAAAGCGTCTCACCCGGGGCGCTTGATAATGGCTAAAAAAAGAGCCCTCACAAGGAGGGCTACAGGAGTCTCAGTTTATGTGCTCTTTTTATTGATGTTTCCCCGGAGTTGGCATTCTCCGCATCAGAGTCTTGTACATCCTGGCACCATACCAGGTAACAACAAGCGTAAGCGTGGGACATTAAGAATATCCGCACGAATCCATCAACATGGTCAGACAGATTCAAATAGAACCTCATCCCTGAGGCTCTGACACAGTCTCTCCACTGGACTTTAAGCATAGCCACCCGGCTAGCGTCACAGTTATTCGCATGCCATAGTGAAATTACTAATGTGCATGTTTAGATTGTTGATTCAGATCTTAGCGACAAATTTCATTTCTGTTATAAAAATGATTCTTTAATAAAAAAAGGGGAAGTTGTATGGCAGATGAAAAACGTAAATGCACATTTTCTATGCATGGCGAGAAGGAAGAGGGAACGTTCGTCCAGTTTGCTCCAATCGAAACTTACGATGAATCAAACCAACTCCATACACCAGTTAAGGCCATCGTTGAGCGAGACAATGGACAGGTAATCATCCTTAACCCGAATAGCATTACTTTTGTTAAGTAACTAATGGGTTTCCCTAAACCGCCTACGGGCGGTTTTTTAATAGCTAAAAATTGAATATCCCCTTTAGCGGATAAATCTCAAATATACCCTGTAGGGGATAAATGGAGTGAACTATGGCAGGTCTGACACCAAAGCAAAAGGCTTGTCAGAACGCTTTTTTTTCCATTTCAAGGTTCATCATCAGGCGCATTTACGGTATGCCTGATGATGAAAAATTGGTTAAATTTCGTCTAAGCTTTTTTCCCACTCACTAACTTGCTGGTCATATTCATCCCAACTTGCAAAACCAATAGGTCGTTTAGGCTCGTCAAGATTGTGACGCCTCATTCTCACGAGAAGAACACTTATTTGGGATACATGCTGAACAAGTTCGATTGGACTTCCATCTTCACGCAGCCCTTTAAAAGATATCAATGATGGGTCCCAGTAACCAATGCTAGTAAATGTGAAGGTCTGCGTTTGACCAAAAGAAACCAACTGCCCACCAACTTCGTAGTCATCTTCAAGATTACGATGGAAATTATTCACCCATTGAGTTAATCGCAGATGAAATTCATTGGCAAAATTACCCGTTACAGCAAACTGTCTATCAGCTGCATCTTGATGAATTTTGTCCATGACCTCAAAGTGTGCCGATGAATCAAGGTATGTTAGTGGATTGAAATTATTCATGAAATAATCCCTACAAGGAAAAAATAATGGCACTCACCGACAAACAAGAAATGTTCTGTCGCGAGTACCTCATCGATTTAAACGCCACGCAAGCGGCTATTCGGGCGGGGTACAGCGTCAAAACTGCAAACCGTATAGCTGCTCAATTATTGTCAAAACTTGACATCCAAAAAAGGATCGCCGAACTCAAGAGTAAGCGCAACGAGGATGTGGGTATTGATGCGAATTATGTGCTCCGGCGCTTGGTTGAAATCGACCAGATGGACGTTCTGGATATCCTGAATGATGACGGGAGCCTTAAGCCCATCACTTCATGGCCAAAGGCCTGGCGAATTTCGCTAACCGGCCTGGATATCAGCACCACGATCCAGAACTTCGACGAGGAGACATCTGAAACCATCCTCAAAAAGGTTAAATGGCCCGACAAAGTGAAGAACCTCGAACTACTTGGCAAACATGTTCGCGTGCAGGCCTTCAAAGAACAGGTCGAACAGAAAGTAGTAGCCACACACAGCATAATGCCGGTCCCATCCTGCGATAACGTAGACGAGTGGGAAGCGGCAGCGCAGAAGCAGCAGAGCGAGGTTCTTGGTGGATGAATTACAAAGCCGTCTGGAAACCTTTGCCGGGATCGCAATCGCTCTCCCTGAGCTGCCCGTGTAACGAAATCCTCTACGAGGGAACGCGCGGGCCGGGTAAAACCGCCGCGCAACTGGCACGCTTTCGTCGCCTCGTTGGTCTGGGCTATGGATCTTTTTGGCGCGGTGTCATTTTCGATACCGAGTATAAGAACCTCACCGACATCATCACCCAGTCAAAGCGTATGTATCGCCTGTTTAACGACGGCGCGCGCTATCTGGCGTCTGCATCCGAGCTACGCTGGGTATGGCCCACTGGCGAAGAACTGCTGTTCCGCTTCGGAAAAGAAGAAGGTGACTACTGGGACTATCACGGTCAGGAGTTCCCGTTCATTGGCTTCAACGAACTGACCAAGCAGCAATCGTCCGAGTTCTACGAGATGATGTTTTCCTGTCGGCGCTCATCGTTCCGGCCGGAAAACTATCCACGTGATGATGGGTCGCAGCTGAAGCCGATCCCGCTCGAAACGTTCAGTACGACAAACCCGTTTGGCATCGGCCATACCTGGGTGAAGAAGCGCTTCATCGAGCCTGCGCCGCGCGGCACCATCATTCGCGAAACGCAGAAAGTGTTCAATCCACAGACCGAGCGGGAAGAGGATGTGACGCTTACCCGCGTGGCGATTCACGGCTCTTTTAAAGAGAACCCGTATCTGGATCCCCAGTACATTGCCACACTGATGGCCATCAAAGACCCGAACCGCCGCAAAGCTTGGGTTGAGGGCTCGTGGGATGTCACCAGCGGCGGGCGCTTTGACCACCTTTGGAATGCTTCCCATCACGTCATTAAACCTTTCCGCATCCCGGCTAGCTGGACGGTTAACCGTTCCCATGACTGGGGCGAATCGAAGCCGTTCTCTAACCTCTGGTGGGCGCGTACCGACGGTACTGCCGCTGAATTACCGGACGGGCGCCAGTTCTGCCCACCTGCCGGGTCGCTGATCCTCATTGGCGAGTGGTACGGCTGTCCACCGGACGAACTGAACAAAGGCCTGAACATGTCGTCCACAAACGTCGCCAAGGGCGTAGCCTGGGTCGATAAGCGGCTGGTGGGTGAAGAGCTAGCAGAGCCCGAGGAAATAAAACTCAACGGTGTGACGCAGGGGCAACTGAACATCATGCCCGGCATCTGCAAAAAGGTTATTCCCGGCCCGGCTGACGGTGCCATCTACAACACCGGCGATGACGAACTCTCCATTGCCCAGAAAATGGAATCGCAGGGCGTTAAGTGGGTGCCATCCAACAAGAAGCCGGGATCGCGCGTGAACGGCGCAGCCCTGTTTGCTGACATGCTGGAGGCCGTCATTGAAGGCAAGAAGCTGGAATCGGGTACACCTGAGAAAGCAGCATTCTACGTGTTTGACTACTGCCGGGGCTGGATAAGCCGTGTGCCGGTGCTCGTTCGCGACAGCAAAAATCCCGACGACGTAGACACACAGCAGGAAGACCACGACTGGGACGCTACCCGCTACGCCGTTCTGCATTCACCGCCGAAGAAAGTCGGCAAAGTTACCAACCTACGGATTTAACTCCATGCCTGATATTTCAACACCCAATCTGGACTATGGGAACATGGTGCAGGCGTGGGACATTAACGACGCCCTGATGGGCGGCACGCTTTACATGCGCCGGCTGGGTGAGGCATATCTGCCACGCTGGCCGAAGGAAGACAAAGAGGATTACAAAAAGCGCCTGGCAGTGGCCACGCTTCTCCCTGCCTACGAAGAGACGATCAACCAGAACGTCGGGCGTGTATTCGCTGAGCCAATCCAGTTGGGCGAAAACGTGCCGGATCAGTTGCGTGAGTTCGCAAAAGACGTGGATCTTGAAGGTACCCGTCTGGATGTATGGGCGCAGTCGTTCTTTAGCCTGGCGATGCAGTATGGCCTTTCCCATGCGCTGGTGGACTATCCTCGCGTTGACCCCGAACAGGTGAAGACCAAGGCTGATGAGAAGGCCACCGGCGCGCGCCCGTACGTCACCATGCTGAATCCCCGCCAGGTGATCGGCTGGAAGTCGAAGATGACCGGCGGCAAGGTCGTGCTCACGTCGCTGCGCATCAAAGAGGTGGTGGTCGAAGATGGTGATGACTTCGGGCAGACGAAAGTCGAGCAGATCCGGCTCCTAACCCCAAGCAAGGTGCAGATTTACCGGAAGGCTACCGGTGCAGAGGGGCAGGCCACCTGGGCGTTACATGATGAATGGCAAACCTCCCGTCGCGATATCACCCTGGTCACGCTCTATACCAAGCGCACCGGCTTTATGTGCGGTTCACCGCCGCTGCTCAACATGGCGCTGCTGAACGTCAAGCACTGGCAGAGCCAGAGCGAGCAGGACAACATTCTCCATGTTGTTCGAGTTCCCATTCTGTCCGTATTCGGGCTTGAGGAAGGGCAGGAATTAATTATTGGCTCCTCCTCCGCAACCAGCTTTTCCGATCGACAAAAGCAGGGGATGGAATATACCGAGCACACCGGGTCTGCCATTGGAGCTGGAAAAGAGTCACTGACCGATCTGGTGGAGCAGATGCGCCAGGCTGGCGCGAAGCTCCTGCGCACCGACAATACCTCGACGAAGTCAGTAGACCAGACCTCTGAAGAGAAAATGCAGGAACAGTCCCCGCTCTACACCATGGCGACCAGCCTTGAGGATGCGATCGACAACATCCTGCAAATCATGGCCGAGTATATCGGTGAGAAAGAGGGCGGCAACGTTGATGTCCGTACTGAGCTGGATGTTGAGTCGAATGAGTTCAACCCTCCGGCTGCGCTGGCTATTCAGTCTCTGCGCCAGGGTGGTGACCTCCGTCGTATTGATGCCATTAAAGCTCTGCAGAAGCTCAACCTGATTGATGCTGATGCCGACCCTGAGAAAGTCCTTGATGAGTTGCTGGCTGAATCGGCCTCGCTGACCGGACCGCCAGCAGAAGAGGTGTGACATGGCTCGTTCCGTCAACGACCGCCTGCAGGATGAGACGATAGCGCATGGCCTATATGTGACGCGCTACGGCACTGGCGTCGCCCGGCGCATGGTGACGCTGCTAAACAAACTCGACGCCGACCTGGCCGCGAAATTGCTGGTGCTTCTGGACGGCAAACGGGCGGATACCTACAGCGCCCGTCGCCTGGCATCGCTGCTGGCTGGTGTGCGTGAACTTAATCAGCAGGCCTACGAACCGGTTAACGCGGCGCTGGAACGCGAACTGACGCGCTACGTTGAATATGAGGCCGGGTATCAACTGGACCTGTTCAGCAGCATCATCCCGCAGCAGATCCTGAAACACGTTCCGCTGCAGAGCATTGCACCCGAGCAGGTCTACGCCGCAGCAGCAGCGCAGCCGTTCCAGGGGAGATTGCTGAAGGAGTGGGGCCAGAAGCTTGAAGCCGACCGGGTGGACAAAATCACAAATGCTGTGCGCTCCGGTTTCCTCCAGGGCGAGACGGTAGAACAGATTGTCCGGCGCGTTGCCGGCACGCCAAAACTTAACCGGGAAGATGGGGTGATCAATGGATCCCGGCGTGACCTGGCGGTGGTGACCCGCACCGCAGTGAATCATATGGCCGCTACGGCGCGGCAGGAGTTTGCCCAAGCCAACAGCGATATCGTCAAGGCCAAGCAGTGGTCATCCACGCTGGATACGCATACCAGTCAGTGGTGCATCATCCGCGACCGCAAGCTCTACACCCTCGACGGCAAGCCGCTGGGGCATGTGGTGCCGTATCTGCGCGGTCCCGGCAAAATTCACTTCTGCTGCCGCTCCGGCGAAATCCTGATCACGAGGTCGTGGGAAGAACTGAAGATACCCTCTGACGAGCTGAGCAGCGCCACACGCGCCTCAATGGACGGGCAGGTGCCAGCGCATACCAGCTATGCCGACTGGCTCGCCCGGCAACCATACGCGCGACAGGAGCAGGTGCTGGGTGTTACCCGGGCGCAGATACTGCGCGACGGCAAAATCACGGTACCGGAGATGTTCAACGATGCCGGGGAGTTCCTGACCCTGGACGAGCTACGCCGCGTGGATGCGTCGGCGTTTGAATAACACAACCCTAATCAACATCAAGGCTGCCTCCGGGCAGCTTTTTTTATGCCTGCCGCCGAGCGGATGCGACGCGGTGACCGGGTCGGATGACCCACAACCAATGGCCGGAAGGCTGGAGTAAAACAATGAAACTCAAACTCGATGCTAACGGAAATGTGGTTGTTGAAAACGGTATGCCTGTGTACGTCCATGATGACGGCAAAGAGTTCCCGTTCGATGCAGCCGCAGCGATGACCAAAATCACCTCTCTGAACGGTGAAGCCAAAACCCACCGTGAGGCGAAGGAGGTGGCGGAAGCCAGTCTCGCGAAATTCGCTGGCATCTCCGACCCGACCAAGGCGCTTGAGGCCCTGGATATGATGACCAAAATCGACCAGAAGAAACTGATCGATGCTGGCGCCGTTGACCAGGTTAAGGCCGAGATCACCAAGGTTTACCAGCAGCAGCTGGACGAAGCGAACGGCAAGACCAAGCAGCTCGAAACCCAGCTCTACGACGAGATGATCGGTGGCCGCTTCGGTGGTTCGAAATTTATCTCCGAGAAGATGGCGATCCCGGCTGAGTTCGTGCGTTCCCACTTCGGCCAGAACTTCAAAATCGAAGACGGCAAGGTCGTGGCCTACGACGGGCAGGGCAACAAGGTGTTCTCCCGCACCAAGCCCGGCGAACTGGCTGGCTTCGATGAAGCACTGGAATCCCTGGTCGAGTTGCATCCGCAGAAAGACTACATCCTCAAAGCGTCCGGCAACAGCGGCGGTGGCTCTCACCAGTCGCAGCATCAGGCCGGGCAGAAAACCATGAAGCGCGCTGCTTTCGACGCCTTACCGCCAGTTGAACAACAAACGGTAATTGGCGACGGCACGAGCATCGTTGATTAACCGAAAGGAAACCTGAATGTCCAACACCCTCACTGGCCTCATCCCAACCATCTTCACCGCCCTGAATCGCGTATCCCGCGAGCAGGTGGGCTTTATCCCGGCGGTGGCCCGTAACGCCAAAGCCGATGCCGCGGCGAAAGACCAAACCGTGACCGCACCGGTCGCACCAAAAACCACCACCGTTGATATTACTCCGGCGGCAACCGCGCCAAACGACGGTGATCAGAACATTGGTACTGTGGACGTCAAAATCACCAAATCCAAAATGGCCCCGGTCAAATGGAATGGTGAAGAGCAGCTTGCCATCGGGCCGTCAGGCACCTATGACATTGTCCTGGCTGACCAGTTCTCTCAGGCGTTCCGCGCACTGAGCAATGAAATGGACGCTGACCTGGCAGCGCTGGCTTACAAGTCTTCCCGTGCAGTTGGCGCGCCGAAAGACACCCCGTTCAGCATCAAAGACGACCTGTCTGATGCGGCGAACGCTCGCCAGGTGCTGACTGATAACGGCGCACCAACCACTGACCTTCGCATGGTCCTGGGCGGCGAAGCGATGGCGTCCATCCGTGGTAAACAGTCCGTACTGTTCAAAGCGAACGAAGCCGGTACCGATCAGCTGCTGCGTGAAGGCATTATTGGTCGTGTGATGGGCTTTAACCTGCACGAATCCTCCAACATCAAGCGCACCGCGAAAAGCACTGCTGCGGGCTACAAGGTCAACGGCGCGAAGAAAGAGGGCGACATCATTGTTGCTATCTCTGCTGGCACTGGCGGTATTGCTGCTGGCACCGCAGTGAAGTTCGATGGCGATGACAACCAGTACATGGTGGTCGCGGCAACCTCTTCAACTATCACCATCGGCGCGCCGGGCCTGCGTCAGGATCTTGCAGACCAGGCAACTGTCACTGTGCTGAGCGAGTTCGCGCCAAACGTTGCCTTTGACCGTAACGCATTCCTGCTGGCTTGCCGTACCCCGGCCATGCCTAAAGGCGGCGATACCGCTGACGACGTGATGAACGTAACCGATCCGGTTTCTGGTATCACCTTCCAGATCGCGCTGTATCGCCAGTACCGTCAGGTGCGTTACGAGGTTGGCGTGGCATGGGGTGTGGCATCTGTTCAGCCTGAACACTCCACCATCATCATGGGTTAACCCGGGGGGCTTCGGCCCCTTTGTTATTCAGGAGGCCCAATGGCCGGATTGACCAAAGAGCAGCGCGCACAGCGTGAGGCTGAAAAGCTTGCCGCGCAGAATGGCGCTGAACAAACTTCTGCCCAGCAGGACCAGCAGCAGGACCAGCAGCAGGACCAGCAGCAGGACCAGCAGCAGGACCAGCAGCAGGACCAGCAGCAGGACCAGCAGCAGGACCAGCAGCAGGACCAGCAGGGTGTTGAGCTTGTGGTGATGGTGCGCGATGAGCCTGAATTCCCCGGCGGCCCGCTGAGCGCTGAGGTTCACTCTGACGAGGTGGATAACTGGATGGCGCTGGACTGGCGTCTGGAGGAATAACCATGCTGGTTGCCGATCCCCATTCGCCTGACTTCAACAGCTACGCCAGCGTTATTGACCTGCGCACGTTCGCGTCGGGGCGCGGATATGCCGTTCCTGCGGATGATGGCGAATGTAGCCAGATGCTGATGCAGGCAATGGACTATCTGGGAGGCAAGACATGGCGCGGCGAGCGCTCCAGTGCATCACAGCCGCTATCTTGGCCGCGTGCGGGCGTACGCTTCGACGGCATTGACCTGCCAGATGACACCATCCCACAGCGCCTGGTTGATGCGCAGTGCCGCCTGGCTCTCGAATCGCAGGAGATTAATCTCACGCCGTCGGTCGCTGGTGGTGGTGCGGTAACGATGGAGCGCGTAGAGGGCGCAGTCACGGTCCAGTACGAACCAGGTACGAATAAGGCGGCACCGTCATTCCCCTGGCTCTACTCCTCGTTGCGTGGGCTGGTGGTGGGCGGCAATCAGATCCGCATCGAAAGGGGGTGATATGCCAATCGACTACCGCCGCATGCGAAACACCGCAACGCGACTGCTGACCGAGAACGGGAAGGCTTATCCGCTTACCCGCGGTGGCGGCACTACCCGCGATCCGTTCGGCAAAGAGGTAACCACACCGGCTATCACTGCGACCGTCACTGGCGTTGTCACTGAATACTCCTCTCGTGAAATAGATGGCTCTCTGATTACTACTGGCGATAAAAAGCTGGCGGCCACAGCCGAAACGGAAGTGCGTATTGATGACCGCATCGAGATCGACGGTAAAGCATGGCGGGTGGTGCAGCCTAATCCGGTTAAGCCTGCCGATGTACTCATCTCCTACAACATCCAGCTGAGGGCGTGACTATGGCCAGCTCTGTTAATCAGCCGTTCGTGGCTGCCATTCAGTTATTTGTGGATAGTTCGAAGCAGGAGATGGATCAGGTAGTGCGCCGGACGGGCATTAAAATCCTCGCTCAACTGGTTGAGATGTCCCCGGTGGGCCAGCCGGATATCTGGCAGGTCAACCAGACCGCGACGGCGTACAACACTGCGGTGCGGGAGCATAACGCGGCCCTTCGCGATGACCCTGCCAACCTGACCAAATCGGGACGGCTTAAGCGTGGTCTGCGCGTAAATGACTCGATGGACATCAAAAAGCCTGAGGGCTATGTCGGCGGGCGCTTCAAAAACAACTGGTATGTGGGTTTCGACAGCCAGCCTACTCAGTCCAACGATACACCGGACGCTTCCGGCCAAGGTTCAAACTCCCGTGGCATGGCGGTGCTCGAGGTGTTCAGGGTGGGCCAGGTCAGCTCGATTTACTTCACCAATAATCTGCCTTATGCGGCAGCGCTTGAGAACGGGCATTCTGGTCAGGCGCCCGGCGGCATGGTGGGTATCACTGCGCTGGATGCCGCGCAAATGTTCCGTGAGGCAATGAGCGAGGTGCGCAATGGCCAGTGACCAGTCAATACGCATCGCTGGTCTGCTGGAGAGCCGTGTTGCGGTTATTTGCTCGTCGCTTGGCCTGCCGGTGGCTTGGCCGAATCTCCCATTCAAGCCGCCAAACGATGCGCCTTACGGGCGCGTTTATATCCTGCCTGCGCAAACCGTGGGGCAGGATCTGGAAGGCCAGTTGCGTACGTACCAGGGCATTCTCCAGCTCAACATCATTGCGCCAGCAGGCAGCGGCGTGACGCAGGCCAGGGGGCTGACAACGTCTGTCGCAGATGCCTTCCCCGAAGGACTGCCGCTGGTGGACGGGGATTTGACGGTTTACATCAACGGGCCACCGCAGGTACGTCCACCGATACAGGATCGCCCTACATCAGCGCCAAACGGCAGTAGCGGCTCCATCACTTATACAACTCCCGTCAGCATGCAGTACCGCGCTGATTACTGACCCGCCATCCGGCGGGTTTTTTATTTCCTCAATTCAGGAGAATGCAATGGCATTCGCAATCCCTAACGGGTCACGTGTGAACGTGGCCAAGGCCTATCTTGCGCCGATTGTCTTCACAGCAGCCTCCAACGCGACGGAATGCGAACTGACCGTTGCCTCCGCTGCCGGGATCCTTGCGGGCGATGTCGTCCAGGTAAGCTCTGGCTGGCTCAAACTCGATAACATGGTGCTGCGCGTTAAATCGGTGACCGGCACCAAAATTGTGCTGGAAGCGTTTGATACCACCGATACCAAGAAATTCCCGGCGGGCACCGGCGCAGGAACACTGCGCAAAATCGACTCGTGGATCACCATGCCTCAGGTCATGACGCTCTCTACCGAAGGCGGCGACCAGCAGACCATCAGTGTCCAGTTCCTGGAAGATGATAAGGCCCGTACCATTCCGACGTTTAAAAACGCCGTGGTTCAGGTCTATACGTTCGCCCACGATCCGCAACTGGCGATTTACAAGCGCCTCATCGACCTGGACGACTCCAGCGACACCACGGCGGTCTGGTTCCACAACCCTCGCGGGAAAGCAGATCGTTACTACTCTGCCAAAGTTTCGTTCCAGCGCGTGCCGCGTACCGAAATCAACGCCGTGGAAAGCAACGAAGCGCGCATGAACTTCGAATCTGATATGCAGATTTACCCGATCGCCGACTCCTCCGCTATGCCGCTGGCCTTCCTGACTGACCTGCCTGCAACCAAATCGGTCGCTTCTGGTTCTGCGCTGGATCTGGCGGTGGTCATGCAGGGCGGTTCCGCGCCTTACACGTACGTGTGGAAGAAAGGCGGTACCGCTATCCCGGGCAAAACGGCCTCGACGTTCAACATCCCGTCTATGGCATCCGGCGATGCTGGCTCTTACACCTGCGAAGTCACCGACGCCGCGGGCAAGACCATCACCTCTGGCGCGTGTGTCGTTACTGTCAGCTAACCAACAAGCCCGGTTCGCCGGGCTTGTCCTAAATACCTACGCACAAAGGTATTGCGGCGGGTATTCGCGGAGTGCCTGTTAAAATGCTTTCGAATATACTCATCCAAAAAAAGAGAGGTATTTATGGATGAGAAAGTGATGGCATTGGCAACGCTCAAGGCTGCTCAGGATGCTGCTAGCTGGGCATTTTGGTCAATGATAGGGACTTGGGTTGCGGGGATAGCGACTTTTTTGGCAGTGTGTGTTTCTTTGCATCTGGGCTTAAAAAAGCCTAAGGCACATATCAATTGCCGAGTTAATGTCGGTATAACTTGGCAAGGACCTTATCAAAAGAAAGGGGTGTCGATTGTTATTACAAACCTTGCGCTTCATACCGTAAAAGTTACATCTATAAATTGGACATTCAAAAAAGATGTTACATTTTATCAACCTTTTCACTCACCATTATCAATGCAACTGCCTCAAAAATTAGATTATGGAGAGCAGGCAAATTTTTGGATAGACATTGATGGCAACTCTGAATGGATTGAAAAAATAGCATTGGGTTTAAAAGAGCAAAGTGCCAGCCCCAAAGATTTTAGATGCGTAGTCAGTGTTACAACTGGAGAAAGCTTCACGTTTGAAATCGAAAAATCTTTGATGGATAAAATAACGAGTAGTTACCAACAAATTTCAGAGGCGGAAAGCCACTAAATACAAATTGGCTTTTTTGAGTATGTAGCACATATACCATTATCCAATCTAAGACCCGCTCCGGCGGGTTTTTCATTTTTAAGGAACCGAAATGACCCAATTCTCCCTGATCCCAAACCCGACCTTTCCCGCAACTGCCAGCATTCCGCGCGCCGGTGCTGAAGACGGCAAGCTGACCTTTACCTTCCGCCATAAGACGCTCGAAGAGCTGCACGCCATGGATGAGAAGCTGCGCAAAGGCGCTGAAGGCAAAAAGTCCCTTATCGAGCCACAGGCCGATTACCTGATGGAGATCGTTGATGGCTGGGCACTGCCTGACGAGTTCAACCGCGATAACGTGGTGGTCCTCCTGCAGAACTACCCGCGCGCGTTCGACAACATCGGCCTGGCCTATACCAAAGAGCTGATGGGTGTACGAGAAAAAAACTGAGGCAGGTCGCCGCAGCGTTGTACACGCCGGGACCGACTCTCGCGGAGTTAGCCGCTTTTGGTTTGACGCCTGAGGACGTGGAGGAAGAGGTGGGGATCCTGCCGTCGGTATGGAAATCATTCACCATCTTCTCAGCACTGGCGACTCAATGGCGTGTTGGCGCGGGCGGGGCGACCGGCCTTGATTACAACGTTCTCCCCTGGGTGTTTGAGTTACACGGGGTTGAGGATGCGGCGGCCTGCATGGCTGACCTTCAGATTATGGAAAGCGAGGCTCTCAAAGTAATGCACAAGGAGACGAAATAATGACAGACCAGATCGCCTCGATTACTTTGCGGGCCGATGTTTCTGACCTGAAAACTGCCAGCAATGAGCTGGATAAACTCGGTGAAGCCGCGGCTGGTGCCGTCGGCAAAGCTGATGACCTTAACAGCGTTTTCCGCGCTGGTGCTGAGTCTGCAAAGCAGGGCAGCGAAGGCATCAAGGAGCAACAGGCTGCGCTGAAAGGCCTGCTTGAGAATATCGATCCGGTAAACAAAGCGCTGAACCGGCTGGACGAACAACAGGCCGCGCTGCGTAACTTCCAGACCAAAGGCTTTCTGGATACCGATGATTTTCAGCACTACAACAAAATCTTGGACGATACCCGGCTTAAGCTGACGGATACCGGCGAAGCAGCTGCGCGTGCTCAGGCAGAACTAGCGGCCACTCAGGCGGCAGAGAAGCAATCAGCCGCGCTGAAGAACCTGCTGGGGTCAATCGACCCGACGATCCGCGCATTCAACTCGCTGGACGAGCAGCATGCGCAGCTGGTGTCACATTTCGAAGCGGGGCGCATTAACGGCACCCAGTTCGAGCATTTCAACACCATCCTCAACCAGACGCGTGAACGACTCTCCGGCGTGGCTGACGTGTTGCCTGAAGCGCTATCCCGGCAGGAGGCCGCAGCACGCCGTGCCGGTATCTCTGTGGGTCAGTACAGCGCAGCAATGCGCACACTACCGGCACAGTTCACCGATATCGCCACGCAGCTGGCTGGTGGGCAGTCTCCGTTCCTGATCCTGCTCCAGCAGGGCGGGCAGATTAAAGACCAGTTTGGCGGGGTCAAAGGGGCGCTGACAGGGGTTGGCGATTATCTGCGAACACTGATCGGCTTTGTTAACCCTCTCACCCTCAGCCTTGCCGGCTTAACTGTGGGCGCAGGCGCGCTGGCAGTTGCCTGGTACCAGGGAAGCCAGGAAGCGAGTGAATTCAATCGCCAGCTACTGCTGACCGGGAGCTACACAGGGAAAACCTCCGCTGACCTTGCCAATATGGCTGAGCGCATTGGCGGAAGCGCCGGAAAAATTTCTGTGGCAGCGCAGGCCATTGCGGCCGCGCTGGGTACCGGTGCATTCAAAGGTAATGCTCTGGAGACCGTTGCGGCCTCAGCCGTGGCTATGCAGAGCGCCACCGGGCAGGCTATCGATAAAACAATCGCTGATTTCAAACGGCTTGCGGATGATCCTGTAAAAGCCTCTATTGCCTTGAATGAGCAGTATCACTATCTGAACGCGACCATTTACGATCAGATTGTTGCTCTGCAAAAGCAGGGGGATGCCACAGGCGCGGCAAAATTGGCGATGGACACTTACGCCAACGCCATGAAGAGCCGTTCGAGCCAGATTAAGGAGAATCTGGGTGATATTGAACGGCTCTGGAAGGCAATTAAAGACAGTGCGGCATCAGCCTGGGATCAGATGCTTAACGTCGGGCGGCAGGTTACCCCGGAAGATACGCTCAAAGGCCTGAGAGAGCGGCTTAAGGCGCAGCAGGAAACACTAAAAACTCTTCAGGGAAGTGCTGCTGCAAGTCCTGATTATGGTTATGGTCGGCAAAGCAGTAACATCCAGGATGCGGCTGCCTCGCAGCGTCGTAAGGACCAAGAGGCGCTGGTTGCTTCGACCAAATCGCAGATCAGTGCCTTAGAGAAAACCCTGGCACTGGAGAGTGACATTTCCGCAGCTAAAGGCAAGGCTGCTGAGGATAATCAACGCGACCTTGAGGCGTCGCAGCGTCGAAATAACAACCTTGAACAGTACGAATCCAATGCCATAAAGCGTGCCCGTGAGCTTAAACAGCTTGCCGCTGACCGGGCAAAATATACTGATACCGAATACCAGATGATTAAGGCTGGTATCGAAAAGCGCTATGCAGATGCCAAGGTACCGAAAACGCCTGCAGTTAAGGTGGACACCGGAACGCGCAGTTTAGACAGCACCAATGCTGAAACCCTCTCATTGCAAGCCCAGCTGAAAACGCTTCAGGACCATCGTGATCTTAACGATGTGATAAGCCAGCAACGCAAGCAACAATGGGATTTGATCTCAAAATTCAGCATTCTGGAGGAGGCTTCCAAAACCCGGGCACTTTCGAAAGACGAGCAGGCTCTGCTGGCGACCAAGGACCGTGCGCTGGCTCAGGCCGAAGTTAACGCTGGTCTGGGCGATCAGATTGCTATTCAGGAACGCCTGAATCGGTTGCAGGATAGTTCTCAGAAGTATGTCACTCAAATGGCCGAAAAAACTGCCGCATTAAGCGATAGTGCGGGTTTGAGTAGCCGGCATGCCCAGCGCTTAAGGGAAGAGGCGCAACTACGCCAAGGGTGGCTAAATAGCGGCGGTGACCTTAAAAGCGATGGCTATCAGAAGGAGTTGGCTGCGCTTAAAAACTATTACGCTGAAGAGGATAAGCTGCGCGGCGACTGGAAAGCTGGTGCTGTAAGCGGCTGGAATGAGTATCTGGACGCCGCCACGAATACCTACGATGCCGTGAAGAATGTTGCCAGCTCAACGCTAACAGGTCTGAGCGACATGCTTACCGAACTAATGACGACCGGTAAAGCATCGGTTAAAGAGTTTGGCAAGTCGATGCTCAAGATGATCCTGGACGTGACGAACCGCCTTATGGTTGCCTACGCAGTGCAGGCCGCAATGGGCTGGATTAGTGGTGGCTCTGGTGGCGGCACTACACCAGGCGGAGCGTATGCAAACGCTGCTGCAGGCGTAACGTTCAACGCTAAAGGCGGAGTCTATGAATCGCCGGGCCTCAGCAAGTACGTGAATGGCGTCTACGATTCACCTCAGTATTTCACCTTCCAGGGGGCGTCGAAATTTGCCAAAGGTGGGGTATTCGCAGAAGCGGGAGCCGAAGCGATCATGCCGCTGACGCGTGACTCATCTGGACGGTTAGGCGTTAGAGCGCAAGGTGGCGGTGGTGTTGCCCCGGTAATTAATACTACCGTGAATGTCGATGCTGGTGGTTCAGCAACAGCCCATACGTCCAGTTCTGGCGATGCCATGGGGCGCGCGCTTGCCGATGAGATGCAGAACGCCGCTCTGCAGGTGGTTCAAAAGCACCTTAAGCCTGGTGGTATGATCTACAACTTCACCAAAGGCCGGTAGTGTTTACTTTAACCCCTGGTTATCATGGAACAAACCATGCTAATCAAGGGGATGATAGTGAAAAGGGCTTTATTGGTTTTAGCTTTAGTCGGGCTAACTGGCTGCGACAATCCACCTGCGAAAAAAATTGCATCCGCAACGGATTCGAAACCAAACATTTCAGAAATGATAGCGAATGGGACCGAGGAAAAAACATCACAATGTACCAAGGGAGGCGTGTCTTTAAATTGTGAGTTTCTTTCAGGAGATCTGCTTGGCACGGGTAAGTGGCATTATGCCAAGGTATTCATTTCTAAGGACGGGAAGGTTGATGTAACTGTTGATACTGAAAGATTCTTTTCTGTCGGCTCTGATAGTTATTTTCACGAAGGTGTGGATGTTGGTTCATTCAAATTCAAAGGTGTTAAAGACTCCAAAGCTGAGGTCAGGATCAGTAATTCCAACTCAGGTTCAACTATCAGTCTCGATGTATGGAATGCAGCTGATAAGCAGTTCATGATGGCAAGTTATTGACCACCAAGCCCCGCCCTGGGCTTTACCGAACTCGAGCCTCGCTAATGCGGGGCTTTTTTACATCTATAGCCGAGAGGCAGGAGAGTGTTATGACTTTAGAAGAGCGAGTAGAATTATTGGAGCAAACAATTTCTGATTTGAAAGAGCAGCTTGAGGTTTTATCTCATTCAACAAGCCACTCTTTAATTCAGATGCAGCTTGCTATCGCAAACTTGGCGAACCCCTCAAACTAAAAGCCGGCTTGCGCTAGAGCCATTTCCTCAAGCTCCCCTAATGTTTTGCTTTTAATTTCAGATGGATTGATATCCAGTTCAACTGATATGTATTTGTTGTTAGGGCCTACAAGCCCTGCAGAAAGCTTGAAAGTATTAGCGTCAACTGCAAAGCTAATGTTGTTAATGCTATTTAGTTTAAGTTCACTCATCATCAACTCCTGTTATACCGAGGCCATCAGCCAGGCCTCCGGCTGTAAACGCCCATGCGGACACATGGGCGGGCTGAACCCTCAACATAACCAGGTATTTAGATTTGTAACATCCTGATATTCAGACAGTAGCCACCTTCGGGTGGCTTTTTTTATGGAGCAAACATGGCAGTCGAAACTTACAGCTGGCGCTCGCAGCTCGGCGCTGGCCCTGTTGAATACAGCCAGACGGTGCGTGCGGCGCAGTTTGGCGATGGCTATGAGCAGGTTGCCGAGAACGGCATCAACTCCATGGCGATCCAGGTGCCGATGAAACATACCGGCACTGAGACAGAGGTAAACGCAGTGCGCGATTTCCTCCTGGCTCATACCGTGAAGGCCTTCATCATTACGCCGCCGGGCGAAGAGAAGGGGATGTATCGCGTTGTCGCCGACTCTGTTCGCAAAAACCAGATCAGCAGCAAATTCGCTGAGCTGACGTTCACTATTAAACGGGCCTACGGGGTATACGCATAATGGCACTTGTTGATCAGGCGGCGAAGCTGGCACCAGGTGGCAGGGTCCGCCTGGTCGAGGTGGATGCCTCAGAATTCAGCGGCGGGATCCACCGCTTTCACTACAGCCCGTTTCCCCATACACCCGCCGAGATAGACGCGGCGAACGGCGACGAGGCCAGGCTGGGGCCGAAGCCTATCATCTGGGATGGCAACGCCTACGAGTTCTGGCCTTTCCAGATTGCCGACCTGGCGCTTTCAACGGATCAGGCCGCAGAGCCAAAGCTCAGCGTGTCTAACCTCGACGGCCATATCACTGCGCTGTGTCTCCAGTTTAAAGACATGGTGAATGCAAAGGTGAGCATCATCGACACCTACGCGGTTTACCTCGATGCGGTGAACTTCCCGGACGGTGTTAATCCGACAGCAGACCCGACGATGTTCTCCCTGCAGACCTTCTGGCTGGACACCAAAATCTCTGAAGATGACGAGATGGTGTCCTGGTCGCTCAGCAGCCCGGCTGACCTGCAGAACCTGGTTATACCCACCCGGCAGATCACCTCGCTCTGCGAATGGGCACTGCGCGGACAATACCGCAGCGGTGACGGCTGCACCTACAACGGCACGGCATATTTCGATGCGAAGGGTAATGCGGTAGCTGACCCGGCGTTTGATGTATGTGGGGGTTGTCTCAGTGACTGCCGCAAGCGCTTCGGTGCGGGGCTGGCAGAACCAAACACTGCCGTTCTTGATTTCGGCGGCTACCCGGCGACAGTTCTCTTCACCCGATAACCGGATATACCCATGAATAAAACCATTATGACGGCGATCCGGGCGCATGCGCTGGAGGAATCCCCACGCGAGTGCTGCGGCTTCGTCATTCAGTCAGGACGGCGCCAGCGCTATATCCCGGTGCCGAACAGCCACGAAAATCCGACAGAGCATTTCCGAATTGACGGCGAACACTGGGCGAACGCCGAGGACGCCGGGACCATTGTCCGCGTCATTCACTCCCACCCGGGTGATGGCGCACGGCCTATTCCGTCTGACCTCGACCGCCAACAGTGCAATAACTCTGGCGTGGTCTGGGGCATGTACGCGCCGGACTGCGATGAATACGCCGAGATCACCCCTGATGCGATCCCGCTGATTGGCCGTCCGTTCCTCCTTGGCTCGCATGACTGCTGGGGGCTGGTCATGGACTGGCACGCCACACAGGGTGTCACGCTGAACGATTTCCGCGTGGATTATCCGTGGTGGGAAAGCCAGTACCTGGACAACCTCTATTTCGATAACTGGGAACGTGAGGGATTTGTCGAATGTGACCCCGCGCCCGGTTGCATGGTCATCATGCAGGTTGAGTCCGACAAGTGGAACCACGCGGGGATCATCACCGAAGAGGGCGAGCTGCTGCACCACCTGTACGGCCAGCCATCCTGCATCACGCCTTATGCCCGTGGATATTTTAAAGACCGGACGATGATCTGCGTTCGGCACAAAGACCTGCCGCAGGAGATTAAGCCATGGCGCGCTTAACCACGATTCGATTGTATGGCGCGCTGGGTGCCCGGTTTGGCCGCGTTCACCGGCTGGCGGTGCAGACGTCAGCGGAAGCGGTAAAGGCGCTGTGCATCAACCTGGACGGGCTGGAAAGCTTTCTCATGAATGCAAAAAAAAACGGCATGACCTTCGCGGTGTTTCGCGGCAAGCGAAACATCGGCGCGCAGGATTTTAAAGATCTGGGTGGGGACAGCGATATCCGTATCGCGCCAGTGATGGAAGGGGCAAAGAAAGCGGGCTTGTTCCAGACGATACTGGGTGCCGTCATGGTTGTGGCGGGCATTGTCGTCACTGGCATGACATTCGGTTCAGCCGGTGTTGTCGGCGCGGGGATGATCTCCGCTGGTATCGGCATGGCGGCAGGCGGTATCTACCAGATGCTCTCGCCGCAGCCCAAAGGCCTTCAGGGGCGTGATGACCCCGACAATAAGCCCAGCTATGCCTTTGGCGGCGCAGTGAACACCCTGGCGATGGGCAACCCGGTCGCGCTGCTGTATGGCGAGCGCGAGATTGGCGGCGCCATAATCAGTGCGGGGATCGTGGCCGAGGACATCTGAGAATTTCTTAGTCTTCAATTAGCACCCAATCGGGTGCTTTTTTTATGGATGCAATATGGCAACGATTACTGGTGCAAAAGGCGGCAGTCAGAAGCAGCACACGCCTGTTGAACAACCCGATTCCGCGCAGTCGATGGCGCGCTGCCGTATGCTGCTGGCGCTCGGTGAAGGTGAGTTTGCTGGTGGGCTGGATGCTACCCGGATCTTCCTTGACGGTACGCCACTGGGCAACGCCGACGGCTCGATGAACTTCGAGAATGTCTCCTGGGACTTTCGTCCGGGCACGCAGACGCAGTCGCCGATCCCCGGGTTCCCAGCCGTGGAGAACGAGACCAGCATTGGCGTGTCGCTGACGAAGGTCACTCCCTGGACCCGGGCCATCAGTAATACCCAGATTGACGCAGTGCTGGTGCGTATCGGCATTACCGGTCTGCAGCAGCAGGAGAATGATGGCGATATCGTCGGCACTTCCGTTACCTATCACATCGATGTGGCTGTAGATGGCGGTGCATACAGCACTGTGCTCACCAAAACTGTAACGGAAAAGCTCAGTTCTCTGTACGAGCTGACCCACCGCATCAATCTGCCCAAGGCTAACACCGGCTGGCAGATCCGCGTGGTTCGCGATACCGCAGACAGCACCAGCCAGATGCTACAGAACAAGACACAGGTGCAGGCAATCACGGAGGTGATCGACGCGCGCCTGCGCTATCCGCATACCGCGCTGCTGTATGTGTCGTTCAACGCAAAATCCTTCAACAACATCCCGAAGATATCCTGCAAGCCGAAAGGGCGGATTATCCGCATCCCGCAGAACTATGATCCAGTTAGCCGGGTTTATAACGGCACCTGGGATGGGACATTCAAATGGGGCTGGTCGAATAACCCGGCGTGGATCTGGTTCGATGTACTCACTGAGCCGCGCTTTGGCCTGGGTCGTCGGGTAACGGCAGCCATGCTGGATAAGTGGGAGCTGTACCGCATAGCCCAGCGCTGTGACCAGAAGGTGCCCGATGGTAAGGGCGGTTCCGGTACCGAGCCGCGCTTCCTGTTTGACGTCTATATCCAGTCGCAGGCCGATGCCTGGCAGGTGATAAAGGATATCGCCGCTGGCTTCAACGGCATGACGTTCTGGGGCAACAACATGTTCAATGTTGTCTCGGACATGCCGGCGGACACGACGAAGCTGCAGGTCATCACCCGCGCCTCGGTCGTCGGTAAGCCGAACTATTCCAGCGGCAGCGAGAAGAACCGCTACAGTTCGGCGCTGATTAACTTCAGCGACCCGGACAACCACTATCAGGATCGCACCACTGCGGTGATGTTTCCTGACCTGGTGAAGCAGTTCAAATTCAAGCAGACGCAGCTGACTGCCATTGGCTGTACGCGTGAGAGTGAGGCGCAGCGTCGCGGCGGCTGGGCGGTGTACTCCAACTATCTCGATCGCCTGATCACGCTGCAAACCGGGCTGGATGGCTTTGCCTATGTTCCCGGCACCGTGTTCGCTTTTGCGGATGAACGCTTTTCCGGGCGAGTGTACGGTGGGCGCGTTGTGAGTTACAACGCCGGGCTTAAAGCCGTTACAACCGATCGCGGGACCAGCGCCGTCCCGGGCGACACGCTGATGATCCGCACACAGGGCGGCATTGTGGAAAATCGGGTCATTCAGGCGGTCAACGGCACGCAGTTAATCGTGGCCACAGCGTTTTCCTCTGCGCCAGCGCCAGATGCTGTTTTCGTTATCGATGCCGGACAGCTGCGCCTGCAGTATTTCCGTGTGATGAACCTGACATTCAACGACGAGGAAAACACCTACACCATTACGGGTGCGGAATACAACGCCTCGAAATATGACGCTGTCGATAACAATGCGCGCCTGGACATCCCGCCTGTCAGCCTGATTCCTACTGGTGTTGTTTCTCAGCCCGGAAACGTCGTGGTATCGAGCTACGACTCAGTGAGACAGGGGCAGCGCATTGCCACGCTGACGGCCTCCTGGGATGCTCCGCTGGATAAAGCCGGGAAACCTCAGGCAGACGTGATCGCCTACCAGGCACAGTGGCGCCGGGGTGACAGTGAGTGGGTTAACGTACCGCAAACCGGGCTGCGCAATATCGAAGTGCCGGGGATCTACGAAGGTGATTACCTGGTGCGTGTCAGGGCGATTAACGCTGGCGGCGCATCCAGCCTGTGGGCCACCTCAGTGCTGACGCATCTCAAGGGCCGGGCCGGTGATGTGCCAAAGCCCACCAATTTCCGTACCACGCCGTTGCTCTGGGGCGTACAACTGCACTGGGATTTCCCGGCTGGTACCGGCGATACGTTACAGACGGAAATCCAGTATTCCACTGTATCGACCGGCACAAATCCGCTTCTGCTGGCCGGGGTACCCTATCCGCAGCATGTTTATCAGCAGCTGGGCCTGAAAGCCGGAGTAGGATTCTGGTACCGCGCGCGGCTTGTCGATCGCACCGGCAATAAGTCGGCATGGACTGACTTTATTCAGGGCAGCAGCAGCTCGGTTGCAGCTGATTACCTGGTGGATATCGACAACCAGATCAAACAGACAGACGCGTATAAGGAACTCACCGCGGATATCGCCGATCTCAGCGGCGATATTCAGTCAGCGCGCGACGACATCAGCAAAGTTACGACAGAGTCGGCGACGACCAAAGCGGGGCTGGCGCAGGAGGTCACGGACCGCAAGAAAGCGATCTCCGATCAGGCAACGGCTCAGGGCCAGGCGTTGCTGACCGAGAAGAACGAGCGCGTCGCGGATATCAGCAACGTCAATCAGACGATCCAGACCACCACCGAGTCACTGGCGCAGCAGATTGGGCAGATTTCTGCTGGCACCGGTTCGCAGTTCGACCCGGCAAAAATCTGGTACTTCGATTCGACAGTGGAGGGCTGGACCGGGAACGGGACGCCGACGATTGTTGACGGGTGGATCCGCCCGGCGAACCATGCCACCGATCCATGGGTGGCGTCTCCCGGTTCACTGGGTGTTAACTCGTCGTCCTATCGCTTCGTTAAACTGCGCATCAGGAAGTTCGGGGCGCCGGGCTGGGCGGGGCAGCTGCGGTGGCGTGGTACTGGTGGCTTCAACGACACCAACATGCTAACTGTGGCTGAGCCTGCTTATGACGCGAACGGGATCGCCACGCTGGAGTTCGACAATATTTCATGGCTGACTGAAACCACGATGAATCAGTTCAGGCTGGATCTGTCCACTAAGCAGGATGCGACGAACTACTTCCTGATTGACTGGGTGGCGCTCGGACGGCCTACGCCCGGTGCAGGGATGGCGGCCCTTCAGGCAGAAACGACAGCCCGTGTCCAGGGCGACCAGGCGGAAGCCACAGCGCGCGAGACGCTGGCGGCGCAGATCCGGGGCGGTTATACCGGTGATGATCCGTCGAAGCTGGCCTCGGGCTTGCTCTACACCGAACGCCAGGCGCGCATCACGGCGCAGGAAGCGGAAGTGACAGCCCGGACGGCGCTTGAAGCGACCGTTAACGCCAACAAAGCCAGCGTGACGCAGGAGCTGGCAACGCTGACGACTGAGCAGGAAGCGCAGGCTACTACGCTGTCTGGCCTGCAGACCACCGTCGGGAAAAATACTGGCGATATCACGCGCATCGATAAAGCCGTCGCTGATAACAACAAAGCGCAGACTACCGCGCTGGCTGCGGTCAAGGCCACCACCGACCAGAACACGGCTGACATCAGCACGGAAACTACGGCCCGAACGGATGCAGACAGTGCGCTGGGGCGTCGTATCGACAGCCTGAAAGTGGATGTGGACGGTAACACGGCCAGCCGCGACGCCGGTATTGTCGGCAACGTCACCAATGCTCTCGCCAACTTCATGGCTTTCTCTGATCAGCGTGTCACGTTTGCCGTTGGCGAAACGAAAACGATGGCCGAGATCACCGAGACCCGGAAGACCGCCGCGGATGCCACAAGCGCTGTAGCTGAGCAGGTCACGACGCTTAAGGCCACGGTTGAGCAAAACGGCCAGACCAACGCCGCCGCCATCACCCGCATTGATAAAGCCGTTACGGATCTGGAGAGTGCTACCGCAACCAGCATTCAGCAGGTGACGGCTGCAATCGGCGATACCAATGCCAGTGTGCAGACGACCAGCCAGGCTGTTGCTGACATCAACGGTAAGCTGAACGCGCAATGGGGCGTTAAAGTCCAGGTGGAGGCGAACGGTGTCAAACGCATCGCGGGTATCCAGCTGGGCATTGACGGTACAGGAGCCTCAAACTTCCTGATTTCTGCCGATACGTTCGCGGTGTATAACCCAACGACGAACGGGCAGGAGCTGGTGTTTGCTTCGACCGGCGGCCAGATGTTTATGCGTTCGGTGTTCATCCAGGACGGTTCAATCGACAACGGCAAGATCGGCAATTACATCCAGTCCAGCAACTGGGACGGGACCGGCAATGTCGGCTGGCATATCAATAAATCCGGGTATGCCACGTTTAATGGCGTGACCGTTCGCGGGACGATTTATGCCACTGACGGGAGCTTTAAAGGCAGGGTTGAAGCGACCAGTGGGAGCTTTAAGGGCACGGTTGAAGCGACAAACTTCATTGGTGATGTGGCTAACGTTGGTGTGTCTTCAGATACTTACGTTTCAGGCGGAGGTGTGGCAAACAATACCATAACTTTCACTGACTCCTCCTCATCATCACTGAATAAGTCAGCTCTGCTTGAGGCAATGATTACAGCGTCATCTATTCAAGGGGAAGGCCTGGTAAACATCACCCTCAACATTAACGGCGATGTCCGTGACTTAGGTTCCGTCTACATTCCTGCGGGAACCGGTGGGCTTCGGATAACCGTACGTCATGCTGTTCGAAACATTACGGCAAACGTGATTACAGGGACGATTACGGTTACTGGTACCGGGACGGCTAGTAAGCGTATTGCCGCTCCGACACTGACCATTACGCGCGGTACCGGCTCCTTCTCCTAATCTCCACAACCTCAGAACCTCCAACCCAGCTCCGGCTGGGTTTTTCATTTTAAGGACATTACGAATGGCCACACTTGATGACGATTTGGCGAACGCCGTCACGGAAGGTTTTCGCCAGGCGCAAACTGATATCGCCAACCAGGACCTGATTTTATCGGGTACCGGTGACGTCACCGTAACCCTGGCTGACGGTTCGAAAAAGACGGGTCCCAGCTGGTCGAAGCTGATCGCCCAGGCGGGTGCGGCAGGTGCCAGCGCCGCTGCAGCGGCAGCATCAGAGAAAAACGCAAAAACCTCAGAGACGAACGCGAACTCGTCTAAGACTGCTGCGGCAAGCAGCGCCTCAGCAGCCAAGACCAGCGAAACGAATGCCAAAACCTCTGAGACGAACGCAAAAACGTCTGAGACGAATGCCAAAACGTCGGAAACCAATGCTGCTAATAGCGCCAGTAGCGCCGCAGCATCACTGGCCGCCGCGCAGCTGCTGACCTCTGTACCCTATGAGGCCGCGCCATTCCCTGACGTCTGGTTGCCGCTCAATGATGACCTGCGCCTGCTGGCCGGGTTCGCGCCTTACGACAAGCTAACGATCTCCGGGCAGGTTCTTGAGCTGCCAACTAAATCAGCGACCTTTACCCGGTCAACCAAAGCAACGTATATCGACAAATCCGGTGTATTGCAGATCGCTGAAATTAACGAGCCGCGTTTTGAACGCGACGGATTGTTAATGGAGGGGCAGAGCACTAATTATATTCTGAATAGTGATGACCCATCCAAATGGGGCACACACGGCTCCCTAACCGACAAGGTTATTACTGATGGCGCAACTCAAGCTGTAACTTATTTCGGAACAGTGAATGCCACGACACCTAGCAATAACCACTGGATAGTGGGAACCCCAACGATCCCCGCCGCAGCTGGTGAAATATTCACTATATCCGCCAGATTCAAATCAACATCGGATAGGGTTCGTTTCCGCTTTGCACTCGATAATGTGCAGATAGCTGATGTTGCCTTTGACGGTATTACTGGTGCAAGAGTTGGTGGACCATCTGGCGGGGCAACTTACACAACGTCGCTAGGTAGTGATGGGTATATATATGCCAGTATGACCATTGCTGTCGCCAGTGCTGGTTCATTAGTTGGTCAAATATGGTTCAACGGCACCGCAAATATCGCTGCTGGCGCTGCTATTTATGTACAAACCGTACAGGTAGAAAAAACCGCCATCCCTACGAGCTATATTCCGACAGGCTCGGCGGCTGTGACTAGGATCGGGGATCTGCTCACTTTGCAGCCGCAAGGGAACATCGGCTACAACACGGTGGGCGACATCTTCGCCCGTACCATTGCACTGGAATTTACAGTAGATCAGTTTGTTCAGCCTACAACTGGCCCGGCCTACGTGGACTTTTTATTAAATGTGGGAGCGCGTAACGATATTATTCTCCGGGGGGTTTCGAACCAGTTAATTTCTTATCGGTCATCAGGTGGAATAGCCATTCCAAATGTGACTTACCCATTCAATAAGAAAATATATGTTCAGACTGTTGATGTTGCCAACGATAATACAGTTGTCGGTTACTTTGATGGCAAAAGCACTACGCGCGCAGGAAATGCGCCTACTGGCCCAACATCATCCAGCACATCCATCAGATTTAATAGCAACTCTTTCGCCGTTTATCATATCCGTAACTTCCGTATCTGGCACCGCTTGCTGACGCTCAATCAAATTAATGGACTCCGCTAATGAGAGATTTATATCTACGTTTCAAAGACGCCGAAGAAATGCGCACGCAATTAATCGCGGCGGGGTTTGTTGATGATGAAGAGCAGGGAGGTTTATTTCACCCTGTTATCAGCCTGGATATCATTGGCGTTATCAGTCTCCCTGCTGAAGTTATCAATCCCGGCGAAGAAAACGAAATCATTAAGTACACCACCGAACCCGGCTATCACGTCAATTTGCGGGTCATGAATGACTCGCTCGATTTATCCGGGCTGAACGACTTTGTGGTTAAACCGAAAACACCGGCTCGCGTCTGGGCGTAAGGAATTAAGTTATGGCAAACAGAATAGACACGGCTGAATTAAGCAGGGCCATTGCTGCCTGGACATCCACCATCAATGACGCGTCTCTGCCGGGAGTTGGTAGTACGGTTTATGGCGGATACATAAAGTCACAGTACACCGTAAATGGTGTTGAGAAGATATCCGCCCAACTCCAGGTCGTGAAACGCATCGAATGGAACTACTCCATTGCCAGACTGGTGGTGTTGCAAAATGCGGGGGGTACTGACTCCGCGCAGAACAACTACTTCGACTTCATGTCCAACGGCAATGTGCAAATTCCCGGACGTTTGTATATGGGCGGTCCAGCCGTGAGTTCGTGGTGGAATTCAGCACAGGCCCACTATGCCTCTTATTACGCGGAGACCGCCACGGATTCTCCGGGTAACGGGGCTATAGCTGGCCTTTCCTGGGGGTATCAACATGGTGGTGGGTATAACCTCCGATCGATGTGGGGTAATGTTGGTAACGGGCTGGGCGCCTGGGCTAACACTGCGCTAACACAGTTCGGAGATAGTGGATCCAAGATACGGTACTGGTATTTTACCCCAGCCAACGGGGATTTAGTCACCTCGACAAGTGGCGATGGCGGCTTTGCTGGCAACTACACCTATCAAAAATCAGCGACCTCTGATGCCACTCTGAAGCACGATATCACCTATGACGACGGCCAGGCATCTTACGAGAACATCAGGAAGCTGAAACCCTGCACGTTCGTGTATAACGGGGATTACTTCGAACGGGCACGCCGGGGGATCATTGCTCAGGATGCTTTACGCGATATTGATCGCGAGTATGTGAAGCTGGTTCCTGCTGCGCCTGAGTTCGACGAGGACGGGAATCGTTGTGATAAAGACGACACACTGGCGCTGGATAACAACGTCATTATGATGGACACCGCACTAGCGCTCCACCACACTATCGCCAAGATGGAAGCTCTGATGCAGAAAGTCGCTGACCTGAAGGCAGAGATTAACGCGCTGAAAGCGTAACAGCATCATGATGTTCAGCAGTAATTATCAATAGGCACAGCCTCCTTGCCCTGGACTCTCTTTAAAACTACTGTATAAATAAACAGTAATAATAAATGAGAGGTCACCATGCCCCGCAAATCAGACATTAACGCGGCTTTTACCGCGGCTATACAGCTAAACCCGAAAGGGTATCAATGCCTTCATACAGAAGACTTCATACGTGAGCTGCGCGCCAGGAACTGGCATTTCAACCAGGCTGATGCGAATGAATGGATCGAGCAGTACCAGACTTGCTTCGTAGACAAGACGCCGGACGATAGCCAGAACCGCCTATGGATGCTGCGCAATATGGGGAGGGTGCTCTGATGGGTTTCGTATCTCCGGCAACCGACTATGTAGAACGCAGGCTCTGTCCTGAAACCATTTGCGGCATTGGAATCGATAGCAAAATTCTTGAAACGTCATCAGGATTTGCGGTTATAGAACCGGTTTCTAAGTTGCTGCAAGGCCAAGTGCTGCTGATCCTATCCGGTGGCCAGACGCAGTTCGCAAAGCTCAGGGGCAGGGCGTTAATAACGGATGATGGCGAAGCGATCGAGGGAGAGGCGGCGGAAGAGGTCGAGGTTATGGGCAGGGTGACCTTTTTCATCAATAGCACTGGCGATGATGATGGTGATAAGTCTCCGCTTTAATAAATGGGGTGTGGTTGTACATTAAAAAGAGGATGACCTGATAATCTTTCCTTGTCACGTTGAATGTCCGTTATGAGCGAGAAGTGGGCTTTTACCTCGCTCAAGATAAGAGGCCGGATGATTTCTAAACTAAAATTGTCGTTTTCAGAGTAAAACATACTTGCCGTTGTACGGGCATTATTGTGTACTTAAACACAATCTATTATTCTAGCTTCGTAGTCTCTGCTGGCTTGTTGATATAAGCCTGACCGCCAACGAGTGTTCTTCGAACAAGCAATGGCGTCGATACGCCGCCATTCAGCTAACGCTGCAATATGCATGTGCTATGGGGGCCTTAACTACGGCAGATAGTTAACGCCCCAATCTAATTTTTTGCGTTCGGAGCATTTAAGTCTTATGAGCGGATCATTTAGTAACAAAGGTGCGTGGACTGAGCATGAGATCGCTATCGGTTTACCTTATATGATGGATCGTGGCTATTGGCCGGGAGAGGATCCTAATGATGGCAATCAGACATCCGGATTAAATGCATCATCTGCGAATGAACTGAGTTACACAGCAATTGCATTTCAAATGGAATTGAGTAAAACCATTTATCCACTAAAGAGTAGAACTGATGTTCAGACAAAAACTGTGCATAAAGTATTACAATATGGTTCTAATATTGCAGTCCGGCGTTATGGCCGAGCAGAAAAGTTACCTAAAAGATATCAGCTTTTAGCTAAAAATGCTGAATGCATTAGTTTGTTACTGTATGACTTTTTCTTACGCGTCGAAAATATAACACTAACGCAGGAGTTGAATAATCGAATCATTTCTATTGTGAATGAGCTTAGAAAGAAGGATGAGAACAAGCTCGCCTATGAACGGGTAGGAGAGTTACGTCAGTTTATCTATTATGAAGTTGATCTTGCGAAGGGCAAAGGCCAGTCAGTTCTATGTGGGCGTGAAGAAATGCGGGTATTATTATCAACAGCAAGACTACACTTGTGCCTTAACGAGCTTCTTAAGCACCACACATTAGACATTACCTCACTGCATAAGAGATATCTTAGCTCTATTGCCATAGAGTTCGCAATGCCAAGCTCAAGCACGCAAGTGGGAAAAAGAAGTATTTATCGTTGGCGTTTACGACATTTGCGACCCTTGCTTTACTATTTTCCACTTGAACTCCGTCATTTTATTATGGATTTCATGAAAAAAGACAATCTGTTCTCAATTTCCGAAATTAGCTTGGCCGAATATAAAAATACATTGATAAAATATTGTGGGGAATGTGTGCAGTATCATTTAAGTAGTAAAAGAAAGTAAACAGGTAAATAGGTGACAATCCAAATTAAGGATAACAACAATGCATTTGATATGTGGGGCCTTCGATTCTAGTATTGCCGAAACATGGAGGAATTTAGAAACCCCTACACATCGCAGAATATATTCAAAAAATCCCGATAAGTATCTTGATAGAAGTTTTTTATATGTTGGGGTTGATGATCAGCAAGTCTTTGATGGTAAAGATTACCATAATCGGCTAAGTTTTATGTCGAATATTGGGAAGCACAAAGAAATTCTTACGCTTACACGGCGAGAAAAGGAATTAATTATAAGTTCAGGGATTTTCAAAGCAAAAAGATTAGTTTGTTTTGAGGAGATTTATCCTTTTTTCGCGGGCGTAAAATATGTAAGCTGCTCTCATAAAAATTATACTTTTCTTAAGCGCGCCTTGAATTATGTATCAAAGTTAAAAATTAATGGAGCTACAACTAATTACTGGTCACAAAAATACTTACATAAAGTGGCACGCAAAATAGGTAGTGTTTCCACGCTTGACCTAGCTTTTTTTCATGCTTCAAACGTGCCCTATCAAGAGTCTTTTAAATTATCAGAAGCTCGTCAAAATCGTTGTGTTATTGCTCTCGATTTTAACTCAATGTATGGCGCTTGCATGACCGGTGACTTTCCTGATCCAACGAAACTATTTTATTCAAAAATAAATAAGATTTACTTTGCTAATGAGCCTTTAAATAGTGGTCTTTACCGTGTTTTGCTTTCTTATCCAAAAACTGAATTCATTAAAAAATATCATGCACTGAAGTTTGCAGTACTTAATAGAAAATATTCTTTTTCGATGGATGAACAGTCTCAAGTTGAGGTTTTACTTCATAGCAATGAAATTCATTTTTATGCAAAACATTTTGCAGCAACATATATATATGAAGGGGTGATAAGCGCTAGAAATATACCCCACCCTTTAATCAATGATGTTCATCGTACTTATGCGCAAAGAACTAATTTTAAAAAACAGGGCAATCAGACACTTGAACGACTTTGTAAATTGCAAATTGCGACTATTCATAGCGCTGTAAACCGTAAAAAATTCAGAACAATTGTATTTCATGAACCTCTCGAGGCATGTCTTTTTTTTCAAATGAATTATGGGATTAAGCGTCCTGAAGGCATGCACCTATCTGTTTTTTTTGGCATTCTCTCGGATGGAGTTCGCTTTACGATAAAGATAGATAAAAAAATCACTATTACTTATATATCCTTTAAGGATGACAGTGTCATACACAGCCTCTTTTCTCAGGTCATAGCAAACTCAAGAGTTAAAATGCTGCAAGCCATTGAGTTTATGAAAGAATTTCCAGGGCTGGAAATCTGTTACTGCAATATTGATTCCCTTCATATTTCAATCCCTACAGAAAGCACTCAAGAATTCCATCGTTATGTTGAACCTTTGATTGGGGGAGGTATGGGCATGCTGAAAATTGAAGCAGAGGCAGAAAAAGGTTATTGGTTTGAACCTGGTCGATATTGGTTAATAAAAGGCAATGCAATCTCTCTATTTAAAAACCAAGGATTGAATACGCCTTATACCAATGACCTTTTTCAAGATAGTCTATCATATTATAAAACATATGAAGAAGATGGATTCACTATACCTATAAAATGCCGACGGAATATAGCAGGCGCTCTCACGTACAAAAATAAAATATCAAACATTAATGACCCTACACATATTGAGTTTTGCCGTTATGATATTGCTGATATTTTAACACCAAATAAAGTTCAAGAAAGCATTACTAATGAAATAAAAAGCTCCTCAATTACAAAGCTAGATTTATTTTATCAGTTGGCTAAAAAATATAAATGTTGA